CACATCTATCTCCGTCTCTGACTCTCCCTCCAACTCACTCTCCATTAACGACGCTATCAACTCTTCTCCACGCACGTTCGAACTCACCTCCTTCTCCTTTCGCGGACGACCACGCCTCTTCTTCTCGTGGGGGTTCCGCCCCCCTTCGACGGACATATTTACATTATAGTTGAACGGCACATTGAACATAATGTTGGAGTATAACTATTTCGCCTAATATTATTTGTAAAACATGGAATACATACCGCATGTCCACATCTGGGGTGGACGCAATTATTCATATCTATAACCTCGATACATATAGGACATGTGTCTGACTTACTAGCATCGACATCTAGCAATTGTAAATGATACTTCAAATAATCAATCTTTGCGCCTATGTTACCAGTAATGTGATAAATATCAGTTAACGAAGTGTTATGATAAACATAATCAGTATCAAGTAGAGGTATGTTAATAATATCATGATAGGTAGCACTTAATGATGTGGATTTGTTAACAGATACGATTGGTTTAGATTTTAAGCGTTCAGGATAAATTCCGCGATAAATATAATCGTCTATTTCATCTTGTTCGCATATTTTTGATAATAATGCATCTACCTCTACAAAACTTGGATCGGACATATTATCAAGCTAATATGATGTATGGATTGGTTTTAATTTGGATAATTATATTACACACGAAAAAAAAGTTTAATCAATTTTATAGTTTATCAAATATATCATTTACACTGCTAGACATTTATTTATACGGTGATTGTCTGAACCTTTCGGTTGCTTTTATATAATACGCTGCCGACATCAACCCCCCTTTTCAGATTGTTACATCGCGTATAACATACCTTTAAGTTTTTCAAATTTTTGTATTTGGTATTGTCTTTGCATAGATTTGCTCCATACAATAACATTTCGACCGACGGGTCGTCGTGGTATATTATAACATGACAAGACGGGAATGAATTTAAATGTAGCCAAACATAATTCGAATCAAAGTCGATCAAATCCCAATTTTCTTGAGCAGTTTGCCCAACCTTGAATGTAATATTCTCGTATAATATTTCCTTCATATTATGTATACACTGGGTTATAAATAATATATTAGTCAAAAGTTTACTTGTGTCAATTTTTTATATTTTGTTGTAATATAAAAAATATTACAATAACAGAAACCCTTATTCCATAAAATAAATATGTCTTCTAGTTGGTATAGATGGACCAATGCTATGAATTATAGATGGCCTTCTCTCCTTCGAAAGTTTAATATATTCTTTAATAGTCAACCATCTGGTTTGTGTTCTAATAGTTTTCATAGTTATATAGATATGGTACCCTATCTTTAAATCCTTTGTAAATTACCAAGGGTGTAACAAAACAATATTATGATATTATATTGGTGCCCCCCAATCATCAAAACCACCAAACCACATAGGTTCAATATGTTTATCTTGTTCAGAAGATATCATAATTTGTAATTTACCCGTATCAGATAAGTTTTTTAATTCAGTATACCCGCCAATATTAGTTCCAAATACAAAAATATTTGGAACAGTGTTTATACCCGTTTGTTTCGACAATTCATCTATTATAGTTTGTCTATTTGGCAAAGTGTCTAGTTCGTATACTTGAAGTTTTATAGGATGTCTAGACAACAACTGCTTCGCTTTAACACAATATGGACAAGATGTTTTACTAAACATTGTGATACAGTCTGATCTAATATACGAATTCAATATAGACATGATATTTATAATATATGTTACATATTTTATTTCGATATATTATACCTATTTTATTTGGTAATTTCAACTGTCGAGCTATTTCTAACAAAATGTCTGTTCATAAAGCGTTGAATATTAAAGTATGTTATGACAGTTTCGTCATCGGTTCCAAGTAGTAGTTTTAGCTTGGTATCTGGCTTAATAACCTTATTATTCATAGCATCAGTTAACGAATGTTCTTTTATATATGAACAAACAAATCTAGTTACATCAGTACGAGCGATATTGGTACCCAAATCCTTGCCCATAAATTCGCACAGCTCGTTCGAAATAGGAGACGCTGACGCAAACCCAGATGGTTTCCTATTTCCTTTGACTGGATTCTTATTAACCGTGTCTTTTTTATTATGTTTAATTTCCTTCTTGACTGTTTTCTCTAGTAATTTTACCTGACTAGTAACCGTCATTATAAATGTTTTAATCTGACCCAAACTAGTCAATAGTGATACAAACTGATCTCCAATATAATTATCATCTGTACTTGATTCATGTAAGTCAATATTATCTACACTTGCCATTTATATATATTACATACATGTAGTAGCTTTAAATATTAATTTGTTATATATTTCATATATGTAGGTAGTATAAATCTTCAAATGTGTATAATAAAATAAGTATTCAATTGATACGGATAAAATATAATATTAATGAAATAATATATTTTATTTATGCGTTCTCCTGTTGTGAAGCAGAGGTTTCGCCGTTACGATTAGACTGGGTTGTATTGACGGATTGTTCGATATCTTGGGTTAATCTGGAATTTCTACCTCTAAATTGAGTTCCTTGTTGTTGGGAACGAGGACGAGATCTTGGATTAAGAGTACGATTCTCATTTCGGGTCTCACACAAAAGTTTACCTCCCTTAATTCCTCTAATACTAGAAGCCTGAACCTTACGATCAAGGTTAGTACTGTTTTCTATAGATGAAAGATTAAACTCTACAAATTCACCCTGAACCAAATACTTGTATTGTTCACTAGTAACACTAATAGCACTGTGATGCGAAAAAATATCTAGACCAACCTTACTGCTATCAGTTGGGTCATCGATAATAGTAATAAACCCATACCCTGCCTTATTATTAAACCACTTAACACGCCCATGATACACTGTTGAAACTGTTGCCTCAGAAGAACTCATTATAAAGTACCATGTTAATAGTTCTTTAAATCATTTATGTATGTGTGTTGCCTTACTATACACACTACTTACATGTATCAAATAAGAATCGAATATATTCGTAGTTTGGAGTTTCGGTATAACTCAAGTTATAACAATATACCAACAAGGTTGTAAAAATGTCTGGTGTATCTTGACATAATATAATCGGCGGAATAGAATATTTATGTTGGTATATTTGGCGGGCCCTTTCCTCTAATGAGTATGAATATATTTGTTGCCAAGGTAATTTCAGTTTCAATATATATACCAGAACATATATAGTTGAAATAAATCTAATATTATAATTAAAAATTGAAAACATTCAAAGGTATATAAGATAATATATTTATTATAGTATAGACGAGAATGGTAATAATATGTAAAGATGAATTTACCAATGACGAACAATATATTGAACATTTTCAAAAGTTCCCATTCCCTTTAAGCGACTTTCAAAAATATGCGATTCAATCTATTACAGAAGGAAATCATGTGTTAGTTACGGCTCATACCGGTAGTGGAAAAACATTACCAGCCGAATTTGCTATAGAATATTTTATCGAAAAGGGCAAGAAGGTTATTTATACATCTCCCATCAAAGCACTGTCTAATCAAAAGTTTTACGAATTTACGAAGAAATATCCTAATATATCATTTGGTATATTAACTGGTGATATCAAATTCAACCCTGAAGCGGATGTATTGATTATGACGACCGAAATATTACGCAATACCTTACTACAAAAAACATTTGACAAGACCTTACATAATACAAACGCGTCTCTTCATTTTGAGATGGATTTTGAAAATGAATTAGCTGGGGTTATATTTGACGAGGTACACTATATTAATGATCAGGATAGAGGTAAAGTATGGGAAGAGACGATCATGCTATTACCAAGTCATGTACAATTAATAATGTTATCTGCTACAATCGATAAATCGGAAGTATTCGCTAAATGGATAGAGGATGTAAAGAAGACAGATGAACACCAAAAGAAGGTATACTTAGCTCCTACTACGCATAGAGTGGTACCATTAAAACACTACTTTTATACGACAATGCCACAAGGACCATTTAAAAATATAAAGGACAAAGAATTTCTCAAGTTCATAAATGGGTTCTTACATAAACCAATTATAGTAAAGGACGACACCACAAAATTTAACAAGGATAATTACGAAAATGTTAAAAAACTACTAACCTATATTCAAAAAAATGATTGTCATATAAAGCCCGCGTTTGTGTTGTGTGAGATTACAAAATATCTAAATAACAATGACATGTTACCAGCAATCTGTTTTATATTTTCGCGAAAGTTGGTTGAAAAATATGCTAATCAAATTACATTTTCATTATTCGACGAATATTCCGAGATTCCATTTGCTATTCGTCGTGAATGTGAACATATATTGCGCAAGCTGCCGAACCACCAAGAATACTTCCAATTGCCTGAATTCAAAATGATATTTAGCCTACTAGAGAAAGGAATTGCTATCCATCATTCAGGGATATTACCAGTATTTAGAGAGATGACCGAACTATTATTTTCAAAAGGATACATCAAGTTATTATTTGCTACAGAAACATTTGCGGTAGGTATCAATATGCCGACAAAAACCGTAATCTTTACAGGATTCGATAAATTTAATGGATCATCGATGAGGTTATTACATCCACACGAGTATACTCAAATGGCTGGTCGTGCTGGTCGACGAGGTCTAGATACTATTGGGCATGTGATTCATTTGAATAATATGTTTCATTTGCCTAGTAATATTGAATATGATAATCTTCTGAACGGCAAACCTCAACGACTAATATCCAAGTTCCAGATATCTTATAATCTGGTTCTTAACTTTATACAAAATAAGTGTGATACTATTTCATTTGCTGAGAAAAGCATGGGCAATGGCGAAATAGAATCGACCATATATAGTGTAAATGAGGAAATAAAACAGTTAAAGGTTGATCTGGGAAATAAATTGTCTAATCCAAAATATGGTTATGTAGTAGAGAACACTTCTTATTTCGAAAATTATATTAAATTGGTAGATAGTGTAGCTACAGCAAAGCAAAAGACAAAAAAACAAATCCAGCGAGAGATAGAGACGATTGAAACCAACAAGAATTTCAAGATTCATTTGGATGAATACAAATCTATTATTACAGTTAAGAATGAAATTAAAGAAAACGAAGAATACATTGATATTTTAACAAACCATTTCCAAACAACATATGATAACAATGTTTCCTTCTTACATACACATGGTTTTGTAATTAAAGATACACCCAATACATCCAATCTATTACTAGAAGAACCAAAAAAGGAGTCGTATACTGAAGTAGAAATGGATTCGACCAACAAAAATATAGCCATCACAATTACACCAAAGGGTAGGTTAGCCGTTTACATACAAGAAACCCATTGTTTAGCATTTGTTGAGTTACTAACCAAGCACAACTACTTTAATGATTTCAACGCGTATGATATCGCCGCGATATTAAGCTGTTTTGCGAATATCCGTGTTAAAGAAGAAAGTAAAATATATAATCCTAGTACATTAACATGCTCAGATAAGCTTAATATATTACTGATAGATTTAAAAGATATTTATGAAAACTACATGACAATAGAGCAGAACATTGGCATTTCAAACTCGGCACAATTATCGTATACATTTGAATTGGTTAATCCAATTCTAAATTGGTGCGAAAGTCAAGACGAAATAACATGTAGAGGAATTATTCAAACATGCGAGCACGAATACCAACTATTTACAGGTGAATTCATAAAGTCTATTTTGAAAATAAACAACATGGCAAACGAATTAAAAATGATAGCAGAAGATATAGGCAATATTGAACTATTACATAAATTATCAGAGATACCAGATATGAGTTTAAAATATGTAGCTACTAACCAATCATTATATGTTTAACGATAAAAATAATTTATAATAATTTATTGGATACATTCAGGTGTAATCACAATATCATGTGTAATCACAATATCAGATGGAGTCTTATTTTTTTTTTCAACGAGTCTTCATCATTAAACACAAAGACTTTAAATGACTGTTTACAATATTCATTTATATTATGATGATATGTTACTCTTGATGCGGTCTTTAGCTCGGGTATATATACTATATATTGATACAACCCATCATTCCGTACAATCTTGTCAAATAGATAGCCATCGTACTCTCTGGTACATATTTCAGGATCATTACAACACATATGTAGTAAATTACAGTCATTTTGAATTTTACGAATACACCTCATAGTAGTATTTATGTAATCGAGTTTACTAGTCCAATTAGTATAAAATTTATAGTATTCTGTACCATACCGAACCATTTTCAAATTGATCTGTAATTGAGACATGTTCAATAGATCAACTAATCGTCGTATGGGAGAGGTACAGTGAATATATGAGTCCAATTTCAAGAAGTCGTGACATTTTTTAGCATCATACATACTATAATATCCACAAGAACTATTCCAAATTGTCAAAAATTTATCCACATTTTCTGGTAAGTTAGGTGGTTTATGTACATTTGTATTTATTTCAACCGATCTATATATTCCATTATTGTATTTTATCATTTCCGTAGCACTGTAGTAATTCATCAATATCATTAAATAGGATACCACATCGTAGCTTGTTTTAATATTAGGCAAATATTTATATGTTCGTGATAGTATATTTGCCACACGAAATATTTTTTTATAATTTAAATCATCTAGTAATTCACTAGAATCATACACATGGTTTTTATACAACTTGACGATGGCGTTTTCAAATTTATATTCAGTTATTTCTCCGTTCAAAATAGTGAAATCAATAACAAATGCCAACCTTACAACATCCTGGCATAAACTACAAAGACATTCGGATAAAACAGTAGGCATCATGGGTCGTTTTCTGTCAGGTAAATATATTGTGGAAATACGCTGAGTAAATGAATCCCATAATTGTAGCTCTTCTAACCATATAGGTACATTAGCTATATAGATGCTAAGTACATATGAATTATCATCATTTTGACTAATACTAAAAGCATCATCGTAATCAGTGGTTTGTTTAGAGTCTATACTAAATATTTCAGCTTCAGTTCTATCGATTATACCATGTCGTTGTATCATATTTGTAATAAATTCGTCTTCTGTCTTCAACTTTAAAGATTGCGACGCAGCCTTATTGAAGTTTTGGATAGAAGCATTCAAACTTTTACAATATAATTGGTATTCGTAAAAGTTATCAAGTTTATCAACATCACCTAACACGCTTTTGATGGTGCCTTGTGGGTGTTTACTACTCCAATGATCAAAACTGAATACAATGTATTTATTATCTACATTTTTATTAAAGCCCATCTTAATCGAATACGGAATTATAAAAACAGGTAGTCGTTTATCATCGGGTATACATTTATATAAATATTTATCCTTGTATTTGCCGTATGTTTTATTTCCGTTTAGCACTAATATACCAGGTACAGTGGTCATAGAACGAACCCCCGAATGAAGAATCGATACACTATTGTCTATTAAAGTAAAAACATCATTTGAAAATAGTTTATCGCGTGTAGGATCAATGTTAAGTTTAATAATGTCATCGTTCAATACTATTTCACTCAATGATTCAAAATTATATACACGCCAAGTAGAATAATTCCGATCATCTATTAGTATTTTATATTGAGACATGCTGAATAATAATAATATTAATAGTTTATTTATATTATTATATATCAATTTTAATTTAATCTGACATCTTAATCTGACATCTTAATCGAACCATCTACTTCAGGAATGTCGGAAGTTGGTACATGTGGTTGTAAATCCTTTATTGGGTCGGACTCGGATTTATCCTTCTTTTTAACACTATCTCTCTTTACATTTTGGTTTTGAAGTAAACTGACTATTAGATGGTTTGATATAGCAATGTTATTCATATATGTTCTGTATTTAAATACACACACGCTTGTGTTTTCACTAAAACTAAAACTATACCACCAATAAGCTGGTATAAATATTACTTGTCCAGGTGTTATACTGACTTCTAATGTTTTTAACTTGTCAAAATCGGACTTGAACTGAGTCTGGACGGCCCATGGATTTACTGGAGAGATAAACTCGAAATTTTCATAATCTTTGATGGTATACAAATATTTCGATGACTTGGGTGGAATCAAGGTAATAGTTAGCTTGCCTTGTGTCACTAAAAAATAATTTCGGTAATTTAATTCATATTTTAAAGGCGTCTTCGTATTTGCGGAAGAGAACATATAGTCATATGTACAATTACACAATGAGTACGGTCTTAAAAAAATATCATTATATTGAAAATTCTTAATCAGTCCTGTTTCTTCCAAAAAATCAGAGTTATTCTCACTAATATATCGTTGATCAGTATCTTTTCTAAAAATCTCACTAGCAGTGTTTAAATTTAAGGGTAGGTACAATTCGCAGGTGTCGTCGTGTTGTTTAACATTCCTAACCTTTACATCAAATGCTCCATAACTCTGTTCAACATGGTTTAAAGCGCCCTCTTTCATAAGTCCATCCACATTATAGTCGAATATTACTGGTTGTCGAATATCACATATTTCTTCAAGTTTATCTTTTGATGGTTGATCGATTTCATATACTTCTAAATCATCGCTTGTTCGCAAATGAAAATGTATGTGTAAATATACAAATAAAACTATACAAAATATTAAAATAGTAAAAAGTGATCGCATGGTTACTAGTTTATTTTTATACTAATTTTTTCATTATTTTACTCACTTGGCAATACATTCATACTATTGTCGAGGTTATGTAGGTCATCTTCGTAATTCGATAAACTTTCATCGTCCTCCATTCCACCATACAATTGGTTATTACTAATATCAAAGGATACATTTTGAGTAGAAAGCAAATCATCTGAATTTGATATAGGTAATCCAATATCTAATCGCTGAATCATGTAAAATAGGGTAGTATTTAGCTCATTGAGTGCTATTTGTTGCGAGTCAACCAGCTTATGTAATGATTCGATTTCGTTAGCCAGTCTGGTGTCGTTGTCATAAAACGCCTTCAGGTCCAGTTGCGATTCGATTCTAGATATGATCATATCGCTAAATTCATTGGCATTTATCTGTTTATTATCACTGATATTGGATTTATCAGAAACACTATTATTACCAAAACTAGTATTATTAATACCAACCATGCCATTATGCTGAGCTTTCATTTCATTAATGGTGGTTTCTAAAAATTTAATTTTAATGTGATGCTGTTGAAGTATGGCTAAAGGATTTAATGGGGTATTATTTCCAGGGGGTGTTTGCGATTGCGGTGAACTATAGGACGACTGTTGGGTAGTAGGGTTAGTTGGCGTACCAACCGGAGCTCCACCAGCTCTTCTTCTTCTTGCGGCAGCAATTGATGAACTAGAACTCATATTAATTATAATTTACAATAAAAATAAGTAATCTAATCGCATTTTCCTAAAATATTCAACCTACGATACATTTATCCACCATCTGTCTCTCTCGTTGCCTCATTCCATCTATGACTGATATTATAGTATACACCTGGTGTTATTATGCCACCATGTTTAGTTTGATTGGAGGATGATGTGTATAATTTTCAATCTTAAAGTCTTCAACTACATACTCATTAATATCGTCGTGCTTGCTTAATATAGTAATTGTCGGAAAGTCGTATGGAGTTCTTTCAATTTGTTCCTTCATTGGTTCTAAATGTTCTTCATATATATGGCAATTTCCGCCAAAATGGATAAACTCGTATGGTTCAAGATCACATATTTTGGCGATAATACATGTTAGAATACTGTAGGATGTTACATTGAAAGGAATACCACACATTTCATCACAACTTCTCTGATAGAGGGTACAACTAAGTTTATTTGAATCAGTAACATGGAATTGGAAAAAATTATGACAGCTAGGGAGTACGCCCCCATCTACCTGTTCAGGGTTCCATGCTGATATAATAATTCTACGACTACTTCTTTGTAGAGGATCTTTTAATATATCAATCGCATTTTGTAACTGATCGATTCCTTTACCAGTATAATCAGCATCACATCCTTGATATTTTGCGTTCCAGAATCTCCACTGATGACCATATAATGATCCAAGATCACCTTCTCTATAATGAGACAACTGTCGTGATGCCATAAACTCGGGTGTACTATTTGGATCCCATATATGTACATTTTGTGTATTCAGTAATTTATTGTCCATTTTACCACGTATAAACCAAAGTAATTCCTTCAAACAAGTTTTCCAAGCAGTTTTTTTAGTAGTAAAAATAGGAATTTTACCATTTTCAAGTGAAAAATGCATGGCAGATCCAACAGAACATAATGTATTTCCGTTTCGTCCCTTTTCGATTGTACCATGATCCATTAAATCTTTTAGCAAATTCAGATATTGAAATTCTTCATGATAACATTCATTTCTATCGCGATTTTTATATTTATTTAGGTCGATTGCGTGTTTTAACATAGTATATACTAAATAAAACAAAGTTTTTAAATATTTTTAAATCTTAATATAAATCATATGGATAGATTAGAAAAGTCAAATGTCAATAACAATGGGTTTATAAAGTCGGTGTTTCCGTTTGACGATGATCAAAAAGCATTATTACTAAACATAATTCAATATACAGTTTTAGCAATAATACCAGTAGTATCAGTGTTGAAGATAATTAAAAACTATGTTCCAGAGGTAGATGACGAAAAAGCAAGCTTAATGATATTATTAGAAGTAATTGGTCAATCTTCCTTCATGTTTATAGCACTATATTTCATTAATAAGATGGTTTGCTATGTTCCTACCTATAGTGAAAAAACATATGGTGATATTAATGTGATAAATATTATCCCGTCTATACTTTTAATTTCAATCACTATGCAAAGTAAATTAGGAGATAAAGTCCAAATTTTAGTAGATCGATTATGGGATTTATATGAAGGTCAAACCGGTTCTAAACACATGCCCCAAAACAATAAAGGGCATGTACAAAATTCTGGGCAAGTTCGTATTACTCAACCATTATCGCAACAATATATGGGCAATCCCAACATCGATCTTCCGGAACAATTACAACCACAAATGACCAGTATGAAAAGTCAAACGAATGAGTATTCAGTGAATCAACAAGCTTCTCATTCACCACAATCAAACGGACCTGATTTCAACAGTATGTATGCTGGTCCACAAAATCCACTAGTTAACGCATCCATACCATCAATGGAACCAATGGCCGCAAATGACTTTATGGGTGGATCATTTGGAACTACCTTCTAAATATCATATATCATCGCATAATAATGAAAAACTATACTTGATTGTTTTTCATTATTGATAATTACATTTGAAAAGTTACATGGAAGTCGTGGGCAACATTGTAGATATACTCGTTGGATTATATTGATTATGATAAGATGGAACTCCTGTAGACGCCAGCTTAGACGCATTCATTATATTTGAAGCTTTCATTGTGCTTCCAACTAGTTTAGATTTATGTAGATACTTTGCTGGATCTGTTGTAAATTTATTACTTTGTTTAATAGCATATTTAGCAGCAACATATTTAGGGTCATTTGATATGAGGGAATCCGCCATTATTTGAGTATTGTTAGATGGAACTTTAAGTGTAATACCACCCATTTTATTGCGTTTAGTTTTCATACTGTTCAACTTTTTACGTGTACTTTCGTGACGATTCATTTTTTTCCTATTATTTTTACTTCGTGTCAGCAAGAGTTTCGAGCGACGGAGTTTATTTTTTTTGCGATACATAGTGGTACCCATATCTATATATAGTAATTAGAGATAATTATACACGCATACACATACTTCAAGTAAATAAACCATATCACATGATTGAATTATACAAATAGTATACCACACCTAAATGTATATATTCTTAATATCATTAGTTAAATATGTACTCTTACTAATAGCTCTAATAATTTTATTAGTTTCCTTTTCGTCCTCTTCAATACTAGTCATGGAATTAAATACTAATCGGGTCATTCTGGTTTGTAAGTTTTCATCCTTGTCCCAACCAGCGTTGGCATCCTGCCATTTATTTAATGTAGTACGTTGTTTTAAAGAGATTGTTTTGATACCATGTAGTAGCAATTTTAAGTCATTATCTTTTTCCCAGCTATCATTATCTTTTACATACATTATTTTGCGCGAAGGATCTGTACAATGAATCGGGCGTTGTAACAAGTCCAAGTCATTTAAACCATTTAATACCATACTAGTAATTGTTTTAGTTAATCCATTTTCAATGGTATTATCGTATGTTTCGTTGGTTATAGGTAATGAATTAATAAAATCGGTCAAATTCATAGCATTTTTACAATGTTCATTTAAAAACATGTTAATATTAAACTGATTATTATTTGTAGTAGTATTGTGACTATTACTTGTAATATTTCCTTTGATATGTGGAATGAGCTCTACAAAAGTTTTTTGGATATCCTTATTTTCTTTCAGCAACAATAATACTAATTCTTTAAATTCAGATTCCTTTTCCTTAGATAATGTAGTGGACGGTTCATCTATATTCACAATTGTACTCTCTTCATGTTCCAAGCAAGTTTTTTTATGTTTATATAATGATGACAAATGTATATACGATTTTCCACAATTATAACATGAATGAAGGTCAGGGGTTTTTTTACCCATATCATCCTTACTGGCGGTTGGTAACAAGTCGTTTTTAGGGGTAAAATTTTGTGACACGCATACTAGAGGGGTTTTTTCTATTAGTCTATTATTAGTCGTTATTAGTCGTTTATGTTTAGCTGTCAATAAATGACGACAATAATCCTTTTTGTTGCTACATCTAAAGTAACAAACATCGCATGTGAAATTTAGTTTCGGTATTTTGGGGTTTTTTATTAGCATTTTACCCATATATTAGACTAATAGAATTTTACCCCTAAATTGTTTTGTTGTTAATATTTATTTTTTACAATAACAAAGTTATAATAAAAAAATCTGGGTCCTTACCATTAAGCTCTCATGTCGTTTTTCACCACTTTTTCAAATTCAAAATCCTATTTTCAAAATTCAACACAAAAACCTTGTGTGTAATTTTAAAAATTGAAAAATAGAATTGAAAAACATGAAAAAAATAAATACCTACATCCATCAAGTACAGTGCCTTTTTTTCAGTCAGGTTTCGTCCACTACATCATGTAGGTAGTCCCTACATCATCAAGGGAACCGTTTTTTAGGATCGAATATTTTTATGCCTTGACATCAAGGCAATCGTATCGTTTTTTATCCCCGGAATTCCCGAAATCCATATTTTGGGTGGTGGCTAATGAAGGTTTCCCGGGATAAAAAAAGTGGTATTTTTGGCATGTTTTTTTATCGGCCGATTTGTCAAAATAGACATTTCCTACATATATTTGTCAATTTCCTTTGATAAAATCACCGTTTTCAGAGAAACGAATAATTTCCAAGTCATTATTCGTAGAAATAATTGATCCTATTACATTGGTTTATGTATCCATCAAAAAACGCCAAATACATATCATTCTATATACATTTGCCAAATATACGGGATACAATATGTCAACCGAACCGTATTAGAAATACACATCATGTTTTCATATTTTACATTTTTCCACTTACAATATCAAATAGGAAGTGGAAAAGTTATACCATTACATGGTTATACAATACACCTTCAAAGGTGTATATAATGAGTTAATTAGTTGATTTTAAATTTTTCTGGTATGCTTTATTCTAGGTATCTTATAGTGTTTTCTATGGGTACGCTTTGTCTTTGTTTTCTTGAAGTTTTTTCTGGTATGCTTTATTCTAGTTACCTTGGAGTTTCTACGAGTGCTTCTGCCTCCATTTTGTTGTTGGAATTGTCGACATAATGCTCCCAACTTTTTAAACTTTTCAGTAGATGCCTTTTGACACCCAGTATTTTTATCTGGATGGAAATCACGGGTCTGAACAAGATAATCCTTTCTAGTGTAACATATATTAGGATTTTTATTATAACTGTTACATTTTCCTTCATTAAACGCCTTTTCTTGCTCCATGTTTGACTCCACATTAAATGCCGTGTTATTCGCTTTTCCCGCATTCTCTTTATTTCTAGCTTCCTCCTGAGCTTGTTTGGCATAATACTCTCTATCTGTCTCTCTGTTTTTCTCCTCAGCTTTTCTAGCTCTTTCCCGATTTTCCTCCCGAGCTTTCTCCTCCCTTCTTTTTTTGGCGTTATCTTGTGCTGATTTAGCATTTCTTTTTTTAGCTTCCTCCTCATCTTTCGCCCTATCTCTATCTTGCTTTTGCTTTTCCTCTTGCTTTTGCTTTTCCTCTCGCTTTTGCTTTTCCTCTCGCCTTTGCTTTTCCTCTTGCTTTTGCTTTTCCTCTTGCTTTTGCTTTTCCTCTTTATTATCGCGTTTAGGTGATGACATATTCGGTGGAAATAATGGCATATTTTCGTATTCTTTTCCCAAATTGTAATAAATTCCCTCCTTTTGTATAACCGTCTTATCTTGTTCTGCAACTAACGCCTCTACTTTTTTAATTTTATCACTATATTTTCGCCTAATTTTTTCCCATATTCCCCATTCCTTTTTTTCCTTTTCCTTCTGTTCATCTAATAAAGCTCGCATTTTAAATAATACCTTTACTTCTGCCAAGTACTCGGTCTCTGCCGCTAAATACTTGGCTCTAAGTTCAGCTCGTTTCTGGGTCCATTTTCTTACTTGCTCGTCGTGTTCGGCCGCCTTTTTGCTCGCATTTGCCTCCTCCTCTGCTCGCGCCTTTGCCTCCGCATCCGCCTTCTCGCGCGCCTTTGCATTCGCCTCTGCTCGCGCCTTTGCCTCCGCATCCGCCTTCTCGCGTGCCTTTATATCCGCTTCTGCTCGCGCTTTTGCCTCCGCATCCGCCTTCTCGCGTGCCTTTATATCCGCTTCTGCTCGCGCTTTTGCCTCCGCAGCCGCCTTCTCGCGTGCCTTTGCATCCGCCTCTGCGCGCGCTTTCGCATCCGCGGCCGCCTTCTCGCGTGCCTTTGTCTCAGCCTCTGCTCGCGCCTTTGCATCCGCAGCCGCCTTATTTGCACGTGCCCTTGCCTCCTCATTCTCACGTTCCATTGCCGCCTTATTTGCACGTGCCCTTGCCTCCTCATTCACACGTTCCCTTGCCGCCTCATCCACACGTGCCCTCGCCTCGTCCAAGCGTTTCTTCTCTGCCGCCTCTTCCGCACGTGCCTTTGCCTCATCTGCACGTTCCTTGGATGCCGGACGTTCCTTGGATGCCGGACGTTCCTTCTCTCGTCCCCTTGCCTCCGCAGCCGCCGCATTAACACGGTCCCTTGCCGCCTGATCAACACGTGCCCTTGCCTCATCCATGCGTTTCTTCTCTGCCGACGCGACACGACGATCCGCATCATCGTACATGCTATACTGTCTAAACTTGTCTTGTTTCACCGCATTTAGTCGGGTCATTGTCTCTTCCAACATTTTTTTTTTTATTCTAACGGCTTCTTCGTTACGTGCTTGAACTTCTGCGTCAGCATTTTTCTTCATTGCTCTTGCCGCTGCGTTAAGCATTAGATTCTTTAGTTTCTCCGCTTCTTTTTCTAACTGTCCAATTTTTTGAGCGTAATACCTATTTGCCGCTTCCATTGCTTTGGCCTGATCTTTTTTTGCCTTTTCTATTGCTTTGGCCTCATCTTTTTTTGCCTTTTCAATTTGTTTAGCTAAATCCGTTTCAGCCTTCTCTTTTTCTTTAGCTAAAGCCTTTGCTTCTTTTTGAGCAGCAGTGTCTGCCGGCCTTGCACCACCTAAAGTAGTCATATATAATATAAGTATAAAAAACAAAAAAACAAAAAAACAAAAAAATATCAGTATTTTAGTTAGAAACTAGTAAATAATTATTGCGTATATGACATATTACACCGACCGAAAAGAAAAATGACCGTCAATAACAATGTTTACGAAAATATAATAAAAATATAATACATTTTTATTATATGTCTAATAATACCAATAGCAATAGTAGTAATATGAAGCAACCGACAGATAATGACGATTATGTAGATACTGATACAGAGTTAGGGAAATCTCTACAAAAAGCACTAGATAATGAAACAAATTCTAGTATAATGAATTTAAATAGTAAAAAAATAAAAGCGGTAAAAAACGATTATTTACAAAAAATGTTATTATCACGCGATAAATTAAAAGAGTATCATACGAAATTAAAAGACTATCGTTATGTGGATGATTTATCGGATATTCAATACGGTAGATATATTCGTTGGATTAATTTAAATAACCCTAATAATATAAAGTTAACCAATGGAGGTTTAATTATAGACATTAAGATACTAGAGAGTGGGATTCATGTAGTGTGTAAAAATAATATGAATAATCGTTTTCAAATAAAAATAGACGAGTGTGTTATTTTTCAAAAATTATCCGACCAAGAAAAAATAATATTATCCGTATTAGATTATTTGGATAAGTAACCAACCAACCAACCAACCTGAAATTCAAATGTATATCTATTTTTTCTTCCTAGATCTATTATTTTGTCTTTTAAATGTTACATGCTTGGATGTTTTTTTTAAAACATTAGATGAACCAATGGAGGGGAGTAATTTCGGCTTATTTTTGCATTGAAAGTTATTAAAATCAAGGTTTCTATTTTGAAAAATATTTTTTCTACAGATTCCTACAACACTGCTTTCATCCTTATTTGTAATAGTTTTATTCGGTTGTTTAGTGAATTTGGTGTTGACTGATTTTATACATCTACATAATTTAGACGCTAATACATGCTCAGCAACCTCTTTATATGTTTTATTTTTTGATTTAGGGATTTGATAATAATTAGCTATTTTCTTATAATCTAAAGCTGTCAAATCCATAGGATTGGACTATATTTATTGGTTAGATTTTTTATAAAAATATATAATATATTCAATAATAAATGAATACAGCACATAAAATTGTGGTGTTTGATTTAGATGAGACGCTTGGATATTTCACACAATTTGGTATATTTTGTGATAGTCTAAACAAATACTTCAAAAATGATAAATATAGTGATATTCATTTTGTATCGTTGTTAGATTTATATCCAGAATTTTTACGACCTATAATCATAAAAATACTCAAGTATTTGAAAATTAAAAAAGGTGAAAGCAAATGCTATAAAATTATGATATATACAAACAACCAAGGCCCTAAATCATGGGCAATACAAATAAAAGATTACTTCAATTCAAAGATAGAATATAATTTATTTGATCAAATAATAGCAGCATTTAAAGTAAAAGGTACTCCAGTTGAATTGGGACGAACTTCGCATAATAAAACAATTGATGATTTTGTTCGATGTACTAAAATATCTAATGATGTCCAACTTTGTTTTATAGATGATGTATATCATCCAGGCATGGTAGATGATAGTGTCTACTATATAAATGTCAAAGCCTACAAACACAGCTTGACGTTTGATTACATGATACAAAAGTATTTGAATTCTAAACTAGGCGAAAATCTGTCAAACAAGATAGATTTCATAAAATCAATGAACGACGAGCTAAATAGATACAACTATGTTGTAAACAATAAAACAAAAAACGAACAGGACATTGATAAGATTGTCGGGAAAAAAATCATACAGCATTTAAAAAATTTTTTCGACGAAAATACATACAAAACCCACAAACGCGCCCAAACATACAAAAAAAACATCAAAAATAAGACACTAAAAAAATCAGTTAAATGAATTTTCCAGACTTGACTAAACTAAGAATATCAAGCTCTCTAGCATATGTATCTAAAGCTGTAGTGGTTAATAATATTATAGCCGAATTGAATACAACCTTTCTGTCGAATTCCGTAAAAAGCACACGATTAAATGGATTAAAACGAAGTAATAAAAAAGATATAATAAAGTATTTTATACCGTTCTGGAGTAACACTAAATATTCGGGATTATATTCTTTTACTTGAAAAAACGCAACAAAATAAAATATATAAGATAAATATATGGCACTACCAAATAATATTTCGTGGTATTTATTCATATACATATATGTATATAAATAAATTGAGTAGTAAACCTTAAAAATTGTAAATATAGATATGAACCTGGATTTTAGTAGCTGTATACATCATGGTCAATATTACCACTTGGTGATATAGTATCCATTGTTTTTGGCTTATTAGATAAATTTAATGTTCTGGCACTAGCATCATGCGCATCACAATATTTTGGCATCCAAAAATAAGGAATTATATTCGCAGTATTTGAAAAATGCGATTCAAATATTTCTCTGTAATATAGCTGTTCCTTTGTTTTTGGGGGATTAATCGAATAGAGCTTTGATTTTTCATGTAAGTCATCATCACTGTAAGTTGTCTCTAACGATTCTTGGATAATTTCATACCATGATTTATCTAGAGAACTAACCCCATCACTAAACGCTTCCTTTGTTCTCCATAATACGGCTGGAGGTAATAATGTAGGGTCTATTTCCTCTATCGACTTTCTTAACAAATATTTTTCTATTTTGTTACCATTACGGTGATTTCTGAGATAGCATGGGATACTTAGATACCTATGAACAAAAGTTCGATCTAAAAAAGGCGTTCTTGGTTCCAATCCATGAGTTGATATACTTCGGTCACTTCTTAGTACATCAAAATATTGTAGGTCCGCCAAAAGTCGTTTACATTCATGATCGAATTCAATATCAGATGGGCAATTATGAAAATATAAATATCCACCGGTCAATTCATCTGAACCATCACCATTAAATATAACTTTGGCGTCACTGTGTTCTGAAATGTATTTAGAAACTAGATAATTACCTACACTTGCTCTTACTGAAGTAGTATCATAACTTTCAATGTTATAAATAACCTCTGGTATAGCTTGAATAAAGTCCTCTCTAGACAAAATTATTTCGGTATGATTCGAACGGATATGGTTTGAAACCATCTTGGCATATTTCAAATCAGACCCACCAGACATACCAATACTGTATGTTTGTAACTGCTGGGTAGGGACAAATTTAGACACCATGGCGGTAATTAAGCTACTGTCTAATCCGCCTGACAAGAGGCATGCTAGGTTTCTATCCATGGTAACAACCCGTTTCTTCACGGATTCTAACAAAGTGTCATATATCATTTTATAATATGTATACATTATCGGTTGGTTTGTAATATTAGTTGTGAACGGATGCCATGTGTAATTAAATGTATTATAATTAGTGAGTGTTAATTGTGTGCTAGTTTTATAGGATTGATTTATCTGAATTGAAGTATATGTTCCTGCCTTGAAATTATAACAGTTATTCACCAATGGAACTATTTGTTTTAATAAAGATGCAAAAACATAATACCCTTTCTCTGAAAATCCATAATACAATGGTCGAACACCATATGGATCTCTGGCTACATACATTGTATTTTTATTAGTATCATACAGGACAAACGCGAATACACCATCTAGATTTTGTAAGGTATACTCTATACCATATTTTAAGTATAAATGTATAATTGCTTCACAGTCCGATCGCGTTTTAGGTTTAACCTTTAATTCCTGGTAAATTTGTTTAAAATTATAAATTTCACCATTACATATCAAATGGACGCCATTGATAGATATAGGCTGATTAGATATGTTGTCTATACCATTGATAGCTAATCTATGAAAGCCAAACAATATATTATTATTTATAATTTTCAGGATTGAGTGTTCTGGTCCACGTGATCGACCTCTATAAAAGGCTTCTTTGATAAGTTCATTGTATTTAGAAAAAGAAATGCTACTGGAACCCTCTCTTAGTATCGAAAAAATACAACACATGATAGATAATTTAGAGGCATTTCTTTAGGTATATTCTGTCAAATATTATATGAATACATCGAATACATTGAATACATCGAATACATCGAATACATCGAATACATCGAATACATCGAATACAATACAACAAACAATATAATATTTATTATAAGTATAATATAATAATGAATAACACAAGTGATCAATTGTATGGAGTGACAAATGGTTATTATATATGTAATCATGGGCGGGTAGATGAGATAAATAGTCGTATATCGGATAGAAATATTCCATCGGATAGTTTACAACCACAATATAGCATACGTCCAACCTCTACAAAATATGGATATATGCAAATAGTAGATCAATATAAATCGTCGAATGTCCCATTACATAACTACAAATCCTATTCCACAAAAGAAGTTTTTAACCCAGGTAACGCAAAATCCCCGTGGAGTGGGTTTTCCAACAATGTTAATGTGGAGTCGTCACTAAGGAATCAGTTTTTCGCATTACAAAAATGTGAGCAATCTGAATGGGTACCATCTAGTACAAGTGATTTATACCAGACAAAATTGGATTTCGTTTCTCAACCACAATCACATCCTTTATTATTTGATAAACCTGATTTTACACCCTTTAACCCAAATCACATGAATATTTCCAACAAGATATTCAATAATTGTACAAGGTATGATGTAAAAGATGTAAATACAGACGAGTCATGTTAAAGTAATCCTTTTTTTTTCATATAAATATGTAAATGGATATTTCTATGAATATGATTGATAATTTAACATTGTCTTACTTTTTAAATAAAACACAGTATGAAAATATTATGAATAAGAAGAACAATACCCAATCGAATGTAGCTTATACGAAAGATAAACACTTTTACAAAAAGAGAATTTTAGATTTGAATAAAAAATTATTTAGGAACGAAATCAACGATAAGCAATTAAATAACCAGTTTAATAGTTTTGTAAAGTCGTGTATTAGTTACTTAAAATCGATAGATACCACTGAAATCTTACAAAAGCAATACGAATATATGGACCAGAATAAAAAAACAGATAATAGCAGCAATATATTAAACACGGACGATGATACAGATGATAAGGTTGATAAACATATATTAAATTTTGGATGTAACGCGGTTAACCATGATAATAGTATATCCATTACGCCAGATGATACATACGATGCTAGTGGTATCAAACATTTAATAAATATTAACATGGATTTAACCGATATTATAGAGGATGATATAGAGCCAAATAATATTATAGAAGAAACATTTGTAAGTAATGACGGTTTGATGAGAAACTATAGCAATATGAAAAAAATAAATCTAGATACATTTGTTGTAAAAACATCAGAAAGTATAAAGCCGAAAATATTACCAAAAAAACAAGATGTAAATATAAGAACCAAGGAGTTCAAAACAAAAGGAATCGCCAAAAAGAAAAATATCACCAATATTTATGAAGACAATAAATAATAAAGCGGGAAGTAGAAAAAGAAGAACGTATAAAAATAAAAGTGCCAAGTCTAATTCAAAAAAATACAAACATCCAGTTGTATCAGACGATACTATAACCCATGATCCTGAACTTGAAACTGAACATCGTGACTACTCCAAAGATAAATGTAGTCCAAATCCAGACAATAATAATAAATATACCTGTTATAGTGATACCGCCCTGACTAAAATGAAAAAATACTGGAATGCTAGACATCCACGTGATAAAATACTCGTAAACGATACGGTTGAAATATGGAAATTTTTCAAAGAAACAATGTCGACCATATGTCATCGTGAGTCGTGTTGGTTAAGAAGTAAATTTATGTCTGGTAAATTAGATAATGAATTGTTAAATTATACTTTTGCTCCCACTGCTCCGTCAGAGTGGAAGTCTAAACCAAATGAATGGCTCAGTAGTTTAGATATAGAATCTGTTATGAGACAATACGAAAAATTTTATAAATGCTTCGAGTTTATGGGACCATCTCCAATTGACTATAATACTCATAAATTGTACGGAGAGTGTGTATGGGAAGAATTATGTAATTTTAATTTAAGTGAGCAGATAAAACGAAATAAGAATAAAATTGGTATTATTTTGAATACTGATCCACATTATAAGACAGGTGAACATTGGATATCAATGTTTGTCAATGTAAAAAAGAAAATGATTGTATATTTTGATAGTAATGGTAATGTTCCGCCGAAAGAAGTAAAGGAACTAATAAAGACCATTCAAGACCAAGGAAAACATATCGGTATTGATTTTAATGTATTCGAAAATACAGTTGAACATCAACGAACAGATTCCGAATGTGGAATGTATAGTCTATATTTCATAATTCAAATGTTAAAAGATAAAGATGTGGAGTATTTTTTGAATAATAGAATTGACGATGGTCAAGTATTTAAAATGCGAAGCGAATATTTTAATACTAGTATATAATTCTTCAAGTGTGTAAATAAATATAAAAGGATAAACTATTAGTTATGTATATGGATTATTTAAGTAATGACAATAAAGGCCTCTTATGGGGAATATTACAAGAAAGTAATATATTTAATGGCATTCGTAACGAGAAATTTGATGAAATCAAAAGTATATTCGATAATACAATAAATAAAATTAACACGGCGAATCCGGAAAAAAATATCATGGAAAAAAATAAAATGACAATAGAAGAATTGATAAATAGAATAAATAATGTTAAAAAACCGAATGAACCTAAAATAAAAGTAATATACACAGCAGAGGATTTACATCGCGATCGCGTAACTGAATTGAACAATAAAATGAAAAAATACGAAAACGACATTGGAAGTATTGGTAAAATAAACAAGCCAGCTGAAATTAATTTTAGCGATAATACATGGAATGACGACGATAAACCTATTGGTGATGAGATGGACAGATTGATATCTGAACGACTAGCCAGTAGAGAGCGTGAATTAGAAATACCAGCTATAACTAGTGATGCTGAAAATTGGATTACGAATGGTCGAGATAATTTAGAAAAGAAGAAGGTATCGTTTGTAAAGAATGATACAATAGAAAAAGCAATAGATAGTAATAATAATAATTCACCAACCGCAGGAGTGAGTATATTGAAAAACACTCCGAATATAGTAGACAACATCTTTAACATTTTAAAGCGTAAAACAATGGAAGTAGACAATCATAAAGCGAAAAATGTAAATAACGATGATCATGGTACATCCGCTACCAGTAATAGTTATAATATTGTCAACGCAAATTCAGATAGTAATAACGATGAAAAGTATAAGACGAAAGAGTATAATAATTTAAAGGCAGAACTAGCAGACATAAGAGAGAAACAGGATAGGTTAATAAAGATATGTAGTGACATGTTTGAATATGTGAAATTATCACAAGAAAAAAGTAAGTAACAAAGAAATATATAAAAAGATAATATTGTATATTATTACACATACCAAACCGAAGATGTCAGTTAGAAGTAGGAATAACAGTATTGACTATTACAACGAATGTTCTAGAAGCAGATCTAGAACATTCAGTATGGAATACATTATAAACAATCAAAGTAGAAAATCGAGCGTGGATGATACTGCTCGATATAGTAGTGATGGGTCATCCGGATCTTTTAGTTTAGGAAGTTGTGAATCAATATACTTAACAGATGACAATGAGGTAAACGATATAAGCGATACAAATATTATAGTAAGTAATATGAAAATACGAAGACGAACAATATCATTTGAAGGTAATACCAAATATGAAAATGTAACAACTGATAAAAATAAGCATATTCGGCGAAAAAGAGACGTTTATCTGAACCAGCTAAAAGAGTCGCCTAAGCCATCTAGTTTCATAACTTATATGACTCAACTGATGAAAAAGTAGCCAATCCATAAGCAGCCATCATTAAACAAATGATAATGTTAACATTATCATTTGTATATATTTATACACATGTTTTACACGCATGTTTGTATTATGCGGGAATAAACTTGAAGGTTTTCGAGTTTTGTTTTTGTGTTAAATAACCTATTAATAACAAGTCTCCGCTACCCTTCACTGCGTCATTATAACTATCCAAATCATATATTTCATACCAATCAACATTCTCGCCTGTGCGATCGTCCTTTTTAATAACCGGTGTTGGATTTTGAGCATACTCGACCTTAACACCATTCACTGGAATTTTAACATTTTTGGCCGTCCAAGAAACAATTGGTTTATTAAGTTGTGTGATATTATCTGTTTCTTCGTTACTTATGGACGGTTTATAGGCGAACATGTTAGGGAGTGTCTTTCCAAACGAAAAGCACGTGATGGCATCTTTTGTACCAGGCCGATTATATAATGTACAATCCATTGAAGATTCAGTTATAGCCTTTAATAATTGTTTGTTAATTTCCTCTTTGATAGTAGATATTTCATATAATGCTTCATCACTGCTAATCGGAATAGTGTCGTCTAATTTGCTGCCATCGTAAAGACGCAACTGAACAGATTTATCACCACTTAATTGATCCGGTGTAAATGTCATCAGATATAAAAAGACTTTTACGGTTCGTAATTCGGGGGGCAAATCTTGATGACTACATATTCTTCTAGCTCTTCCGATTACCTGTTCTATACGGACTGGATGCCAATATGGTTCGACTATATGTACATATCTTGTATTTTTAAGTGAAATACCTTCGGCGCCAGAAGCAGTGATCATCAACACCTTAATTATTTCGCCATAAAAGTTATTAGTAGATATAGTTGCTAATTCACTAGTAATTGTATCAGGGACATAATTCCAATTGCTATTGAAAATATTACGAATAATCTCTTTTTCTTCTGGTGTTTCTGTACCTGTATATAAAGCAAAAGTAGGTTTACCTATATCATTAGCAGCCATATTAAGTTTCCATATTCCCGTGTCATCCTTCTTAATTTTAAATTGAGCGAATCCGTTTGCTTCTAATACCAGCTTTAATATACCAATACCTTCTAGGGTTCGGAATTGGGTATAGATTAAGTGTAGTCCTCTGAAATCAGGATCTCGAATGTTCTCTAGTATATTTAAAAATTTTGGACTATATGTTTGTAAACCGGTTGGCGATAAGTATTTGGCCGAATTGTCTTTTAAAAATAACATAGCATCCTTTATTCTTTTGTCATAAGTAGCGTCTTCCTGGGTCTTTTTTTGCGATTCGACTAATTCAGCGTCTTCCAAATTATATAGTCCTTCTGGATTATCAATACGGTCCTTAATAGATAGAGCATCTAATATATTTTCATCCGCTAAATTCGCCAATGAGTCTCCGATTTCTTCTCCATCTTTTGGCATGGGGCGTTTATTTTCAAGAGGAAATACAAAGTTACAGAACGCTCTTGAAAAAATTCTATAAGTAGACACGGCATCATCATATAGATCATCGGTTGGCTTAGCGGCAGCCTTTCGTTTAGGTTTTGATGCCTTCTCTAGCTTTCGTTCTTGAATGCGTGCTTGTTCATATACTCCAAATTGGAAATCACTCATGGGAATTTTTAACACCTTAAAATCTATGTCTTTATTAAACGACGGCATCAGTTGTTCTTGCGCACTTCTAAAATAAGACGTGAGACCCAATATTCTTCGTTTGAATAAATTCTCATTTTTAATTTTACCAGTATTGTCATCTATAAACCGTGTTTTAAACGCGTCCAAACTGTCTGGTAATGCTTTGAAATTGTCAACCTGAATATTTTTCGAATTAACATCGACTTCATTTTTATTAAGTATTGAAACAACCATTTTAATAAATTCAGCATCACTTACATTGGAGACTTGTTTTTTCGTTTTACTGTTAGATACGCCTTTATAAGTACCATCCTTGTTAATATTAACAAAGCCGAATGGATTTCGTGTTACTGTAAGTAACTTGGAAGATGGTTTATAGTCAATATAATCCAATATTTCATAGCTCGCGAATATTTTCATCACCTCTTCTTTATTAAATTTTCGCGTAGTCTGTATAGTTAATGGAAATGTCCAGGTTTTAATATAGCCACGGAGGATATTAAACAAAATAGAAATTTCATTTGGATAGTTAATAATTGGAGTTCCGGTTAATAAAATGATGCGACAGTTTTCTGCCGATAATAAATAATCATATAATCGCATAGACAATGATTCAGGTCGTTTGAGCTTATTAACTATTCTACTAACGAAATTATGGGCTTCATCTATAACGATGACTTTATTATCAAATGGATTGATTGTATAATCCAAAGTCAATGCTTTTAGGTGACTATTTAATAAACCATTATAATTGATAAAACGATATTTGTTTGTAAGCATTTCATTTATTTGGGTGTTAAGTGATTTTTTATCTAATTCGGATAGATCATTATAATTAGACTGTTTCTTCACATTTACCATCCAAGCTCCTCCATTTTTCTTTATGAAATCCGGATTTAATTGTAGTACAGTTGAAAGTGTGTAAATCATATTTTTTTCATCAGATTTGCCGTCATTAATCGGCATAAATTCCCAAAATTGATTTTTCTTATATAGAAGATCCCCACAGCTTTTTAATTCTTCCAAATAATTCATTCGTAAAGAGGCAGGAGTCATTACTATAATTTGTTTATCAGTTTTCATACCTTCTGCTATAGCTATAGATGTACATGTTTTACCACTACCAAGTCCATGGTATAATAATAGGCCACGATAGGGAGTGTAAAGATTAAGATAGTCCCTAACCACTTTTTGATGGGTTAACAGGGTGAATTCGGCATTTTCGCGAGTGTCGCAACTTAATGAAGCCTCTGCGTTTTTGAATTCATCTTTATACGGTTTGAATAACGCATTGATAAATCCTATAAATGATTCGCGATTATTCATATAGTAAGAACTGGCTTTTAATAACACCTTCTTTTCTGAACTTGGTAGACGATCTTTCATGGTTGTATCCCCTAGTACCTCTTCAATAGTAACATCGTCAGAAATAACATCCATAACCGGTTTGGGGGTAGTTCTTTTAGTCGTTTCAATTATTGTAATGTCGTCTGATACAAGCTTTAGTTTTTTACCAGTTTTTTTAACCGGTTTTATTGGCTCAATTATTGTTAATATACCAGGCACTTTTATAGTTGGGCTTTTTTTCGTAGTGCTTCTTTTGAATTTCTTTAATAGGTCATCCCGGTTTATGTCAGCATCTAGCGTTCTGTCAATAATTTTTGTACGGATCATAACATCTTGTTTTTGGCCTGGGTCCTGGTCCATAAATTTTACTTCGATCTGTTCTATTTTTTTTGGAATAGGTTTTATTTTTAATTTGTCTAAAATACCTGTAGACATTATCTATATTAAATGGATACATAAAAAAAGTCATATTTACTTATAAGTCAAACAATTATATTATGACTATTCATATTATAATTCACTCTCGCGATTCATCCTCATAATATATATCCAAACTACATACAACCGAAAATACATATATCCCCATTTAGATACAATTATATCAAACAGACAACATTTGTAGTGTTTCATCACATGCCATTTGTTCAGCCTTTCGTTTAATTTTATGTACTCCACGACCTAAATATACAAAAATTTTACCCGAACTTTGTAGCATTTCGTGAATCTTCTCAAATGATCGAATCTGTTTATAATCTATCGCGTCTTCCTTTGCAACCTCGTGGATCTTTTGTCCTAAACATAAATATACACCCATCTCATATCCTATATCATCATTGTGACGAATTTCAATGTAATGAGGTGTATCCTTGAATTCCTTTTGAATTTTAACTTGAAGTATATTCTTATAGTTATCATCGTCGCGAATAAGTTTCATCCAATCAACATGTTTCTCAAATACATTTTCAATAAATATTTGCGCCATTTGAAATCCAGGACCAGTTGTAAATAAAGACTTGAACCAACCGTCTTCGTCGTGTATAGACATCTTATTAACATCTAAAAACATTGCCCCAATAAACGCTTCGAATAGACACCCCAATTTTTTAAGATTTGTCCTCGTTTTCTTTTCTTCGGCATGTTTAGAAATAATATAATACTTATGAAGACCCATTTCAAGTGCCAGTTTACCAATCGCCTCATTCTTGACTAGAGCAATCTTCTTTTCTGTCATAAAGCCTTCATTTTCTTTAGGAAACCTACGATATAAACAATATTTAGTCACGAGTTCTAGAACTCCATCTCCTAAAAATTCAAGCCTTTCGTTAGATTTAGTGTGAAGAGGTAGACAGTCAAATGGTTGTTCGGTAATCGTTATATTCTCTTGCATATTATAGAGCATTGGTCGCTTTGTATATGATTTATGAACAAACGCGCGTTTATATAAGACTAGGTTGTCTACATTTGGCGGAACACCATACTTAGTTAGAATAGATTGAACTTGGCTCAATGTAATCTCAACATTGGTTGGGTTATATGGATTAAACACTAATCCGTCTTCTGATTTGATGATATCATCATCATGCGTTATTTTGAAATCAGTCATATTGCTAATTACTATATATGTATTGTTGAGTTGTTTTTATATTCGTTTGTATATTTGTAAATAAGTAAATAAATAAAAATATTTAGTGATTATATAAATGGTCGGATTAATGAATGGTAGCAAAAGAGCGAGGCATACTCCCTCAATTACGAACAGCACTAAAATATTTGGAATAATGGGCGGTTTAGCTCCTCGTGTTGGAACAAGTGACATTGCCGTCTATCGTCACCAATTAATTAAAGGTGCTAGGGGTCTTCCCGAATTAAATGGAAAAACCCCCGCATTCCAATTGAATTTCTTGAAAGTGAATCGTTTGCTCTCGGTGAATCCTCTTGGTTCTGGTGGTGTTGGTAAGAAAACGCTTCTATTTGGCGGATCTAGAAGTGGATATGTAGCATAATCTGGTACTTATCATTAACACGCATATTATCGTCCAAGTAGTAATATAATATATTATCTCATAGTATAATATATTATGCCTGAAAGAAATGGATACAGAAGTCATCGTGGTCGTTCCGCAGTAGCCAGAAGGACTGAATTTGGTGGAGCTAGTGGTACCAATGGAATTATGCCTGCTGTTTATGTAATAACAACAACCGGAGAGCCTGTTCGAACCAGCTATTTTGGTGGTTCAAAGAAGGGTGGTGCCGCACCCAGTGCTACTGGGTTTATGATTGCCAAATCTACCACTCAAGCGTTTAACCCCCCAGCTCCTGCTTTACGAAAGAACTTTTTATTTAAATTTAAACAGTTTTCTGGATTGCCGAATGGTATTGGTGGACCATCTTTATAATATAATTCTCAACAATTATTTTAGACTGGATATTGTAGTATAGTATTTGTCGAATTAGTTTATTTTTGTATTATAACTTTATTATTATTTTGTAATCAAGTTATACCACCTATCTTTATTAAATATCATTATGAATATGAGTATAAATATAAATGGTTATATATTCACATACTTATGTTTATTAAAATAGACAATAGAGAGTCTGATTTGCTCACTACTATGAACTTATTGTTTAGAGAACATAGTCATGAGATTAAAGTAGAAAAATTGGATTTGGGGGATATCATTTTATTTACTAACGATTTAAAAGAGCGAATTATATTTGAACGAAAATCTCTCTATGATTTAGCTGCTAGTATTAAAGATGGAAGGTATAATGAACAGTCGTTTAGATTGAATGACTATGCCATACATAATCATAATATAGTCTATGTCATAGAAGGTGACTTTGAGAGATATAATCCCACAAAAGGTCGCATGGATAAAAAAACATTATATTCAGCATTAATCACATTAAATTACTTCAAAGGGTTTTCAGTACTTAGAACGAAAAATATAAATGAAACATGTGAACTGATAATAAATTATGCCGATAAACTTGAAAAGGAACCTAAAAGAACTGCGCATTATGGTCTAATGTCATCAGATTCAATAGTAACAACCGTGTCTACTGAATCTCATGCTGATACAGAAACCAATGGTGGTGTAGAACGGATTGATTGTGGAGAAAATAAGTCCGATGAAAATACAAGTACTAAACTGATGATTGAAACCGTAAATGTAAAGCAACAATCATATAGTGAGGTAATGAAAAAACAAAAGAAGAATAATATAACACATGAAAATATTGGCGAAATTATGCTATCAACTATTCCAGGTGTTAGTACTAAGAGTGCTATTGCTATCATGAAGGTATTTAAAACTATCAAGACGTTGCTAGAACAATTACAACAAAATGAACGATGTTTGAACGACATAAAAATGGAGATAGAAAACGGACAGGTCCGAAAAATAAACAAAACATGTATTGAAAACATAAAAAATTTTTTAATGAAGTAATGTATACCCATTTATGGATGTTTTATATACTTATTTAGGATATACGGTAATCGTAATTTTATTTTATCTAATATACATTACTTTGTTCCCATCAACTGCTTCTGAGAGTTTTATGGGGTTCGGTGCAGACTCTGCTTCAGATAGTAAAAGTAAACTGGGTAATAAAAATAGTAACAATGGCAAAAATGGAAAAAATAGTAACAATGGCAAAAATGGAAAAAATAGTGATAATAACAAGAATGGTGGAAAGAGCAGAGAAGACAAATCGACCATGGATGGTCTTCAAAAAATGATTGACGATTTAAATGCTAAATCATTACAAACGGTAGAACAATATAGCTTGGCGCGTGATCGCAAACAGTGGGAAGATTTGATAATAGCCATCGAAGATAGAATCAATTCGATTACCTTGGTTGCATTACCTACGCTAGCTGTCAAGATATCAACCAAGCCAGACGACGCAGCTATTGAAAAGATGATTGAAAAAATGAATACACTCAACGGTTTTAGAGCTACACTCGCAGAGAATATGAAATATTTGAATGGTCTCGAATAATATGAACAAAATTCATTATACCTCATCATTACACCATTGGTAATTTAAAATGTGTATAAACATAACATCGTAATATTGTTATGTTTATATTGTGCCTCGAATTATGATTCGGTCTAAGGCAAATTATGAACCCCGTATGTATACTTCGTCACCGGTATATAGGCCCGATTTTACCGCATTCTCAGTATATTCTACCCCACCCCAATTTACATCCATTGGGTTTGTGCTTTTAATAGAAGATTTTTCTTGTTCATGAAACATTTTATCCAATGGGGTATAATCACCCTGGTATAAATTAATTGGATCATATCCAGGATATGAGTTTGTATTAAAAGGAGGATCGTCACGATTGGAATCTATTAATTTAGTAAGTGGTGGTTCGGATTGTTGTATACTTAAAGGTAGTGCTTGTGAATCTGTTCCATAAGTTAACACAGATGGTAGGCCACCTTGCGTATCTGTCGGACTTGGTCTAATGTTGTATATTGGTTTTCCCTGGGCATCATATGAATGTTGTAAAAATAACACAGGGCATTTTATATTCTGACTTCGTTGCCAATCTAAAAACTCGACATATTCTTCTAAATTCTTGAATACAACTGGATTTACACCTGGAATACTTGCTTGACGAGAATTGTGTAAATATAATTCTTTCCCTTTTTGAATTAATATGTTAGGACAATTAGATGTGCTAGAGTCGAAACCTTCTAGGATTTGTTTTGATGTATATTTGCTGGTAAAATATAATCCTAATATAAAAACAATTGCGATTAGAACTAATTTATACATGTATATATTTAATATCGATAATTAATTTATCAGTGACGCAATATTTTGATTGATTGAAATAATAATATATTGAATTTATATATGAAAATTCTTTATATTGACAAAAACAATGCGTTACAATTTCATAAGGATAATATGAATAGTGTAAATAAGATTGTATTTGCGAAATATTTTAGCCCATCATGTCCAGCATGTATATCCATGTCAAAAGAATGGGATGACATGTGTGGTGATATAAAAAGTAAATACAACAATACTGATTTAGTAATAGCACAAATAGACCCTAGTGGTATGGATGAATTAAACAATACGTCTACTTACAGTGAGGTTGATTATGTTCCATCATTAGTTGTATTAAACCGCGGCAAAATGGTTAAGCAATACGAAGGATCTAGACAAAAAGACGACATGATTAAATTTTTAATAGCCGAAGGATATTTAAGTAATATAAATATGAATGGCGGTAAAAAACGCGTCAAATCTAAAAAGATTGCTAAAAAGAGTTATAAAAAAGGTGCTAAAAAGAGTACTAAAAAAACAGGTAAAAAGAGTATTAAAAAGGCAGGTAAAAAGAGTGCTAAAACGGCAGGTAAAAAATAAAAGATTAACTCATATCATGTAAATGATCAAAACATTTACATTATATATAAATTAATTAAATGCTTTTAATAAAAAATTGATAAAGGTAATAAACATAATTGGATAGTATAATTAAATTAAAATGCCAGTAATGGATAAATCAGTTCGCCTATTAGACTTCAATATATATGATGAGGTTATAGAAAAGGACACGTCTAGTGGAAGCGATAATGACACGTATCGGGCAAAACGAGATATAAAACGATTTGTGATCCAAATGTTTGGAATAAATGAATTGGGAGAGACATTTTGCTTATATGTAAACGATTACAAACCATTCTTTTATATTAAGGTAGGTGATGATTGGACCATAGATAGAAAGGACGAATTCCTTTCCCATATTAAATCAAAAATGGGGAGATACTATGAAAATTCAATTTCAGAATGTAAGATTATAAAACGTCATAAATTATATGGATTTGATGGAGGTAAAGAACACAAGTTTATATTATTGAAGTTTAACAACACGGCTGCTTTGAACAAGGTAAAAAATTTGTATTACGAGCAAAGTACGAATGGTAGACGATTAATTGACGATGGATATAAGTTTCAGGATACAGAAACCTACTTGTATGAAGCAAACATTCCTCCATTGTTGCGTTATTTTCATATTAAAGAAATTAGTCCGTCTGGATGGATATCCGTTCCATTAAAAAAGGCAAATAGACCGACAAATAAAAAAACATCGTGTAATTTTGAGTTTGAAATAGGACATAAGGACATCATTCCCCTTAATAACAAAGAAACTATTGTGCCATATAAAATATGTAGTTTTGATATTGAGGCCAGTAGTAGTCATGGTGATTTTCCTGTACCTATAAAATCATATAAAAAATTAGCTGGAAGTATCATGGAGGTATATGATGCTGGAGATGATGAAATGACAAAAGGAGTCATGACTAAGATTATAAAAACAGCATTCGGGTTTGATGATTATGAAAATATTGATCGTGTATATCCCAAAATAAAACCATCTATGACTGAATTAAATAAACGTATAGAGGTCTTATTCAAGCAACCTATTAAAGATCTATGTAAGAATAAAACAAATGAAAATACGATCGAGAGTATTTTTGAAAAGATGTATCTAGATGAACACGATGGTAATGAGGAAGAAAATGAGGTAGATAATACAACCTCGTCGTCAGTGTCAAATTATCAGAGTTACAGTAAAAAACTAAAGCCAGGACAAAAAGCACATCACGATAGTAATAGTACAAGTATGACAATTATCGATTTGATTAATTCCCCACTTATGAAACGCGAGGAAAAGGTGGATAATTTAACTACCGCATTCAAGGGAGCAAATTTCCCAGATTTAGAAGGTGATAAGGTGACCTTTATTGGATCTACCTTCTTGAAATATGGCAACGAAAAGCCATATTTAAATCATTGTGTTGTATTGAATACATGTAGTGATATCAAGGACGCGGAAAATACAGAGATAAATACATATAATACTGAAAGAGAGTTACTAATGGCATGGAAAGACTTAATTATAAAGGAAGATCCAGACATTATCATTGGATACAACATCTTTGGTTTTGATTATCAGTTTATGCATATTCGTGCTCGTGAAAACCGGTGTGAAGAAGAGTTTTTAAAATTGTCAAGAAACCACGGCGAAGTATGTGGAAATAAAGATGAGACGGGAAGAATTAACATTGAAGAAAGTAAAATAGTTATTGCTAGCGGTGAACATGATCTACGATTTATAAAAATGACAGGCCGTCTTCAGGTTGATTTATACAATTATTTCCGTCGTGATTACAACTTAACATCTTATAAGTTGGATTATGTTTCTGGGTATTTCATAGGAGACGATGTAAAAAAAATAGAATATGAAACTACTTCGAATAATGTGTCAATAACCAAAATATACAGCAGTAATCTAACTGGATTGGAAAACGGTAGTTATATTAATTTCGAAGAGACTAGTCATTCTAGTGATTATTACAAAGATGGGCAAAAATTTAAAGTATCAAATGTAAATAAACTGCTAGGTACATTTACTATCAATGGGTATGAAACACCGGATATGACTAAACATGTTAAATGGGGGTTAGCAAAGGATGATGTTACTCCACAGGATATATTCCGCATGACAAATGAAGGTCCTGACGAAAGAGCAGTGATTGCTAAATACTGTATTCAGGATTGTAACCTGGTTCATCATCTAATGAATAAGATTGATGTAATGACTAGTTATGTAGAAATGTCCAAAATTTGTAGTGTACCTATCAATTTCTTAGTAATGCGTGGACAAGGCATTAAATTAACTAGTTATATTGCTAAGAAATGTCGTGAAAAGAAAACATTAATGCCCGTGTTAGAGAAGCCAATGTTTGACGATGGTTATGAAGGTGCCATAGTACTTGATCCAAAATGTGATCTATATCTAGACAATCCAGTCGCATGTGTAGATTATAGTTCACTATACCCATCGTCTATGATTAGTGAAAATCTATCACATGATAGTAAGGTATGGACAAAGGAATATGATCTAAATGGAAGACAAATAAACGAAACAGGTGAGAAGGATGATCGTGGCAATTTTATATATGACAATTTGCCGGAATATGAGTATGTAGATGTTGAATATGACACTTTCAACTGGATAAAGAATGAACGTGGTAAGGCTGAAAAAACCCACAGTGGTAAAAAAGTATGTCGTTTTGCTCAATTTCCAAAGGGTAGAGCAATCATGCCATCAATCTTGGAAGAATTGCTTGCTTCTAGAAAAGCAACAAGAAAGCTGATTCCACAACAAACAGATGAATTTATGAAAAATATTTTAGATAAGAGACAGTTGAGTTATAAGTTGACAGCAAATTCGTTGTATGGTCAATGTGGTGCGAAGACGAGCACATTTTATGAGAAGGATGTAGCTGCATCATGTACAGCAACCGGACGTAAACTATTAACTTATGCGAAGCGTGTAATAGAAGAAACATATGGAGATGTTATTATTGAGACTAAGTTTGGAAAAGTTCATTCGAATGCCGAATATGTGTATGGTGATAGCGTAGCAAAATATACTCCGGTTTATGTGCGAGTAAATGGACAATTACAAATCGTTGAAATAGAACAACTAGCTGAAAAATATGGAGGTAATCAATGGACAATATGTACAGAGGAGGGTAAGCAAGACAAGGAATTTTGTGAATTATATGGAATAGAGACATGGACAGACAAAGGGTGGACAAAGTTATGTCGCATTATTCGCCATCAGTTGGCAAGCCATAAAAAGATGATTCGTATTCTCACCCATACAGGTATGGTAGATGTAACGGATGACCATTCACTTTTACTGGAATGTGGAAGCGAAATATCCCCAAAAGATGTAGAAATAGGAACAAAGTTGCTTCACAAGACGCTTGAATATAAAGCGAATAATAATAACACATCCTGTATAAGTAGTGACATGGCAAAAATATATGGTTTCTTCTTTGGTGACGGAAGTTGTGGGGTATATGATTGTCCTAGTGGCAAAAAAGCGTCGTGGGCCTTGAATAATGCGAATGAATATTTGCTGGATAAATATGTTAGCTTGTGTAGAACATGTTATCCAGATTTTGATTGGAAAATATATGACACTATAAGCAGTTCTGGTGTGTATAAAATTGTGTTTAATGGAGATGTATATGGAAATAAAAGCAAGTTTATAGAAACATACCATTCTCAAATGTATTGTGGAAAGAGTAAAATAATTCCAGACTTTATATTGAATGGAACCGACAATATTAGAGAAGCCTTTTGGGAAGGTTTATATGATGCAGACGGCGACAAGGATAAATACGGTTATATAAGAATTGACCAAAAAAACCAAATAAGTGCTGCGCAGATATGTTGGTTAGCAAACAGTATAGGGTACAAGACTTCGATTAATACTCGTACAGACAAACCAAATATTTATAGAGTTACTGCGACAAAAGGTTCGCAACGAAAAGTAGGAAATGCGATAAAAAAAATGATGGAATTAGAATATACAGATTATGTATATGATTTGACAACCGAAAACCATCATTTCGCGGCGGGCATTGGTAATATGATCGTTCATAATACGGACTCTGTATTCTTTACCTTTAATTTAAAAACACCAGAAGGCCTGGATATTCGTGGTCAAAAGGCACTTGAAATCACGATTGAATTGGCGAAAGAAGCTGGTCATATGGCTACAAAGTTCTTAAAGAAGCCTCATGATTTGGAGTATGAAAAGACATTTATGCCGTTCTGTCTGTTATCTAAAAAGAGGTATGTTGGGATGTTATATGAAACTGATCCCAATAAAGGGACACGAAAAAGCATGGGAATTGTATTAAAGCGTCGCGACAATGCTCCGATTGTAAAAGATGTATATGGGGGCATCATTGATATTCTTATGAAGGAAAAAAACATACAAAAGGCGGTGGAATTTCTACAGACATGTTTAAAAAATATTGTCGATGAAAAATATCCAATGGAAAAGTTAATCATAACAAAGTCGCTTCGTTCTAATTATAAAAATCCACGGCAAATTGCTCATAAGGTATTGGCTGATCGAATTGGAAAACGAGACCCGGGAAATAAGCCCAGTAGTGGCGATCGAATACCATTTGTGTATATTGAAACGAAAAATAAGGCGGCCTTACAGGGTGAGAAAATCGAACATCCTGATTATATAATACAGCACAAGATTCGACCAAATTATTCGTTTTATATTACAAATCAAATTATGAAACCGGTGCAACAAGTGTTTGCCCTGGTACTTGAAAATATCGACGCGTTTAAAAGGAAAAAGAGAAATTTTCAAATGAAAATAGACACGCTAAAAAATACAATCGATGATCCAGATAAGTTAATATCCAAAATATCTGATTTAAAAAATAAAGAAGTCAAGGAACTATTATTTGATACTTATATAAGAGAAACAGATAATATGAAGAACAATATGAAAAGTATTACATCATTCTTTGTGTAAAAATATACGCGTATAAATATTACAAAAACAATCTCCAAAAAAATGAAGTATCCGAGCCATTATATGATGTAGAATAGGATTTAAAATAGAGTTGATCACTCTATTTTAAATAATTATAAACCGAGTAGAATAATGTCATTTATGCCAGTCAATCATTTTCAGACGTGTTTATATCGGATACTAATTTATTATTTATGGGTGCTTATAATTTTTTAATTATAATGCTGCTAGCTACATAGGTCGATAATGATATCCACATTGAATAAATGACATTTCCTCCTTCGTTGATTACCCATCGAAATGCGATACAATGAGGGGTTACCGATAGAAATGGTGATAGAAACATCCCATACCATGTAGCTGGAGTACAATAATATATATATAAGTGCGAACAAACATAATGGATAAAAATCCATCCAATGTAAAACACTAATATTGGTTTTATATGAACAATTTGATCCTTAACAAATTGGCAGCAACGATCACACATCTATATTACATTATATAACCTATATATATCTTTAATATCGTTTGTTATACAGTATGTAAATTACAACAATATACAATTATACTAGCATGTAAACAATTGCTTACTATCTACGACGGCTAAGAGCGTTTAACGCATTATATAATATATCAGATTGGTTTGTTGAAGTAGTATTGGTTGAGGATGTACTCGAAGGTGTTTGTATGATATATTCCAAGAAAATATCACTTGTGTTAAATAGATTATTTGAATTATCCACATTACCCAACGATTGAATATGATTGTTCAAGGTTGGATGTAAAGTTGCCAATTGGGATGTGAATGAAGTTATAAAATCCACGGCTATCGAATTTAAATCGTTTTGTTCGCTTGAGTTCTCCATGTTAGTCACTCCCGAACTAGTAACCCGACTAGTAGCATTAGACGATATAGTAGCATTAGACGAGGCAGTAGCGTTAGCACGTGTCGAATCAGCAATGTCGTATTCTTCTTGATCGTCTACATCACTATCGCTGTTATCTACATGATCCTCGTTGTCGTCATTACCGATTGAATTAATTGGTATATTCGGAATATTATTATATTGACGAATATCATATCTACATACGGGACAAAATACACTAGCATTGAACCATGTATTAATTGCTTCCGTTTTAAAACAATGACCACAATGATGTAATCTGGTTATCATGTCATTAACTGTAAATAACTCTTGAGTAATGGAACACATATCATGTCCTATATCAACATCCCATCGTATGAGTTCCGTTGCGTTGGATATTTCGGCAGAGGTAGGCCGAACTATTACGGGTGTCAAATTGTCTAGTCCGGATGGATTAAATGAGTACAACAATATATTTGACAGTAAGCTAGGCAATCGTTCTTCAGTAGTTGTTCTATCGGTTCTATCGGTTCTATTTGTTCTATCGGTTCTATCGGTTCTATTTGTTCTAATGGGTAAATTATTTATAGGGCGTCTTATTAACCTTGGATCAATAGTAGGTTGTCCCGCATTAATAGGCGAATATAGTCTGTCGAAATTTGTATTGCTAGATGGTCTGGGATTTTGTTGTCCGAGTCGAGGTTGTCTAATAGTATTATTACTACCAACCGTATTTATAGTATGCGGTAAACCACGGTTCGTGTGAAAATAAGGTATAGCTGAATGATGTATATTATTATTATAGTTATTATTATGGTTATTACTATAGTTATTATTATTGTCGTGTCTTAATACTTCTCTAATACCCGATTCAATTTGTCGAATAGTATCTATAGTTTGGTTGTAATTAATAAGAGTGTTGTGTAACAATGTATTGTATATATCTAAAAAACTAGACTGTGTATTATTATTATGATTATTACTCATTAAATATACATAGATGCTATATTTAAATATTTAATTTTTTACAATGATAAAATAATTATTTAAATAATATGTCCTATATTACATTAACGTTAACATGAAAGGCGTCGGAACTGGACTCACTGGGTTGGCAAATCTAGGAAATACATGTTTTATAAATTCATGTATGCAAGTACTAAGCCATACATATGAACTAAATATGGTATTAGATAAAGATAATGGAAGTTATAAGAATAAATTATCGGCTCATCACGATAAAAAATACGTGTTAGATTCAAAATTATTGGTTGAATGGGATAAACTTAGACAGTTAATGTGGGAAGAAAATAGGGTATTATCGCCTGGTGGTTTTATAACGGCTATACAATATGTGGCTAATCATAAAAAGAGGGATATGTTTACAGGATTCGCCCAAAATGATCTACCTGAATTTTTACTATTTATCATAGATACATTTCATACAGGCTTAAGAAGAGAAGTAGAAATGGTTATCAAAGGTAAAGCCGAAAGTAATACTGACAAATTGGCGGTTAGTTGTTTTAATATGATGAAAAATATGTATAGCAAAGAGTATTCGGAGATGCTAGATATATTCTATGGTATACATGTGTCTAAAATCGAACAGGACGGTAATATTATGAGCATTAACCCTGAGCCGTTTTTTATAATCGATTTACCGATTGTCATGAATAAAATGACATGTACACTATTAGATTGTTTTGATATGTATTGTATGAGTGAAAAATTAGAAGGAGATAATGGGTGGTACAACGATAAAACCGGTTGTAAAGAAAACGCTGAAAAACGATTGAGATTCTGGAGTCTTCCAACCATTCTGGTTTTAGATATAAAACGGTTTACATACAATGGAAAAAAAATAAAAAAGCCAATTGAATTAGAGCTAAATGAGTTAGACTTGTGTAAATATGTCGACGGATATGACAAGGAGTCATATAAATATGAATTATACGGTGTATGTAATCATAGTGGAGGAACATTGGGAGGCCATTACACAGCAACAATAAGAGTACAATCGGGAGAATGGTATTTATTTAATGACACACAAGTATCAAGGGTGAATTTTGACGGTAAAAACAATACGGCTGGGTATTGTTTATTCTATAGAAAAATAAAAAAAAATAAATAAATAAATATATAGTAAAATGATTTTATCATATGATTCTATATTTGGAATTCCTACAATAGATGGAGATAATCTTAGAGCAAAAAATGGAAGTAATACTACAGGGTTCATGATAAACACCTGGTCCATATTATTATTTTTAATCATACTAGTCTTATTTCTGATTGTACTTTCCAATTTAGGAACAAATGAGTCTAGCTCTATTACACCAAGTAACGACACAAATACAATGTCCATATTGTTAGGTGGCGTGTTAATGGTGGTTTTCTTATTGAATGGATTACAATATTTTTACAATATGAATTTAACAGCCGTATTAACAAATTTGTTCACAGTAAACCCTTCTTTAGACATAACTGTTGATAAGTTAGCATCCTCGGCAGACTTAGCAATTGTTCCTGAAATAACCACGAAGCCACAGGTATATCATATACCGGGTAATAATTATACATATGATAATGCTGAGGCAGTATGTCAAGCATATGGATCACGACTAGCTACATATAATGAATTAGAAGATGCTTATGAAGGTGGTGCAGAGTGGTGTAGTTATGGATGGTCTGACAAACAAATGGGATTATTTCCTACACAAAAGAAAACATGGGATCATTTACAAACGATAGAAGGACATGAACATGATTGTGGACGTCCAGGAATCAATGGTGGATATATTGCCAATAAAAATGTGCGCTTTGGTGTCAACTGCTTTGGATATAAACCAAAAATTACGGATGAAGAAAAAAGCATGATGAATACAGCGCCATTATACCCAAAAACATTGAAAGATATTAAACAAGAAAAGCGAGTAGACTACTGGAAAAGTAAAATACCAGATATATTAATAGCCCCGTTCAACAAGGACGTTTGGAGTTTGATTTAATATGATCACAAACTATTTTATTAATTATTATTTATTATTGTATATGTTATAATAAATAATGATTTTTATTTGTTTTTGCGTGTCATTTTTTGTTTCTTATCTCTCTTCTTTCTAGTTTTAATTGAAACAGATGCTCTCTTGTCTGGAGAAACTAGTTCAAGTAGTTTATCATATAAAGTATCTTCTATAGGTTCTTTGCTATTTTCATATTTGACCTTATGATTTTTATTACCACGCGACTGTGGCTCTATATAGAACAATCCGGCTGGCACAACCATGTCTTTGAATGATTTTAGAGTGGTATTATGATTAACACTTGATTTTAAACCGGCACCTATCTGATAATTACTACCATCAATAGTATTAGTTGTATCCCCGTATATAGTATTTTCTAATAGTTCAGATCTAATGGTGAATCCACCTCCGGTCAATTGGCCTTGCTTATCTGTCAAAAATACAAAATCATTTTCATAGTCAATGCTATCCATATACATATTATGGACATAAATTAATCATTATAATATCGCTTAATATCATTAATTGTTTTAATCTCTCGTTTATCCTTGATGTAATTCATAATTTGATTAACCTTGGCTTCGTCTCCAAAAATTTCAAGTAAACATGTTTCAAGAAAGCGTAATGTTATTGGTGCGGTTTGCTTAACATCGGTAAAGCGTAATTTACCATCCGATATTTTAATAGTAGACGAATTTAGTTTATTACTATTAACGAATGTCATAATGAGTTCAGTTAATGTGTTTTTTTCGTTCCTGATATTCTTAACATCATCGTTTATTTTTTTGATGCGTGTATCCAATTGTACCCATTTTTTTATGTTTTCTTGAAAACCCTCCATTTTACTAATATATCTATCTAAATATTAGTAAAATACAAATATACTTTATTACACAAGTTAGAAAGAGACAATCAATATATAATCAATATATAATCAACTATCTATTCTCAGTAATATTTCTTTCTATATGTCTTGGACTTTGTATTATCAGACATAGTACTACGATGTTTGCGTTGACTACGCTTTTGAAGAGCAAAAAGTCCATATGGAACAATCGCCTCTTTAAGTAATCCAAGAAATCCACCCGTCTTTCCTCTACCCATTCTTCTTTTCTTACCACCAATTAATCCACAACCACATCCTCCACCTCGTTTAACCGATTGTTTACTCATATGTTTTCTACTGCGTCTAGCATGATACTTAGTACGGCGTTTTCCGCCTAACATAGATGCGTTGGGCATAGGCCATCCGCGTTCAGCCACTTGTCTCTCTACATAGCCAACGCCACTACCCATACCAGATTGGTGTACGACAGGTGCTTTATCAGTCATTATATATTTATAACATATATTTTTATTTTCTATAATCGATTATCGACAATATATAATGTGTAATATGACTATGGCTATATCAAATTGGCACTAAAATAATAGGTTGTTCAAAGATAAACTTTTTAAATTGTTACGCAATAATAGATAAAAAATGCCTAAAATTAATAAAAAACTAATAATAACGAATAACAATGACAAATAGATATAGGGATAAATTTCCAGAACAATTAAACTAACAAGTGGTTTAAATAATTCCTTTAATTCTTTTTTTACATCATCTCTGGCTAATATTAACAGACACTGTTCTATCAATTGTTCCCTCATTAATTTAATAATTTATAAAATAATTATTTATTTAGCGTGTTATATTTCATTTGTTTTTTTCTGTCTTCTTCTATAATGGACCAACACATATATATAACGGATACATGCTTTGATTTTACAAAAATTTCTATCTCTCAACCAGTTGCTATACAGGGTGGGTCTTATATTACAAAAATCAAATGCGATAACAGTCCGTTGTACATTCAAACACCTAAATGTTTTACTAAACAAGGTTTGAATGAGACGAGTAAAAAAGCGCATATCGACTTGATGTATTCTAACGATACGGATAATGACACGGTTATAGAATGGTTTGAAAATTTAGAAGCAACTTTAGTAAAGTTAATATATGATAAACGAGAATTATGGTTTCAAAATGAAATGGACTTAGAAGACATTGAAAACTTTTTCAATCCAATAACGAGATCATACAAGGGCGGCAAATTTCATTTAATCAGAATAAATATTCCCAAAAATAAAACAATAAACTCTCAATATTTATGTAATGTGTACGATGAAAATGAAAATATGCTACCTATTGAAGATTTGAACGAGACACATAATATTATCCCTTGTATGGAGGTTCAAGGAATCAGGTTTTCAGCTAGAAATTTTCAGGTAGAATTAATTGGAAAACAATTAATGGTTCTAATTAACAAGCCAATTTTTAATACTTGTATTATAAAGCGTGATACCTCTCATAGTATCACTAATGGTGTTAGTACTGATTATAGTGGTGTTGTTACCAAATCTAACATGGATATTGATATGCTTCCAAAAAATACAGATGATGATAATTCAAAAAACAATACAATACATTTAGAAACTATAACAACAAATGTGATAGATGACACATTAAATGAAAATAAAAGTGAACAAGACCATGACACATCCCATGACCAACCGCAAGAACCAGACACATCCCATGACCAACCGCCAGAACCAGACCAAACGCAAGACCAAACGCAAGACCAACCGCAAGACCTACCGCAAGACCAACAGCAAGACCAACCGCAAGACCAACCGCAAGACCAACCGCAAGACCAACCGCAAGAACTAGAACAAAAGCAATATCAAAAACAACAGCTAGATCAAGAGCAAGAACCCGACTACCATGATGATATTATAGATAACAACAATAAAAGTGGTATGAACAATAATGTAGATATCGACATAGATATAGACATAGCAAACAATCTCAATAATAAAACAGTATCTTTAGAAGATGTATTAAACAAAATAAATGTTAATAGTGTAACATCTAATATCAAATTAAAAAACCCGAACGATGTATATTATGAAATGTACAAATTAACAAGACAAAAGGCAAAACAACATAAAAAAGCATCACTTGTACATTATTTAGAAGCTAAGAAAATAAAAAACACCTATTTACTTGACGATTTGTATGATAGCAACGGTTCTAGCACAGATGAAGACGATAATAGTGATTCTGAAGAAATAAAAAACCACATGAATGATTTTGTCGAAGAACTAACGTGATATACATACCCTGGTTATATGTTAATTGAATAATTAGAGTAGGATAAAAATTATAGAATGAATATGATTTAGTAATTTAGAAGAAGCCATGAATGACTATTAATGATTAATGAATATACCGTTAATTATTAATTGAGACTACTTGTTATTGATAATTCATAATTAACGGTATATGTTTATATTTACAAAAAAATATTTTATCATTTATTTTATATAATGGACTTCGTGAAGAATTTAAAGAAGCTTAAGGTAGAACATGTTATTCTCTTTTTAGTGGGTGCATTATTTTTAATTTTCTTAATTAATTCGTATAGCAACAATAAGAGCGGTCTCGCTTCAGAGCAAATGCGCAGCAAAGACACACAAGAGATGTTTAACCAAGTACACTCTAACTCTCAAGTTGAACCTTCCCAACCTTTAGGTAAAAATGAAACTTACGCATCCGCTACCGGTATGTCGACTTCGTCTCAAGGACTCCCACCGTCTTGTTCTAGACAAGCAGTCGCCGATCCGTCTGAGCTTCTACCAAAGGACACCAATAGTCAATGGGCACAGTTAAATCCTACTGGATCTGGAGATTTACAAAATGTAAACTTGCTTCGTGCCGGTTATCATATGGGTATTGACACTGTTGGAAACAGCTTAAGAAATGCTAACTTACAGCTTCGTTCAGAGCCAGCGAATCCTCAGGTTAATGTTGGACCCTGGAACAACACTACTATTTCCCCCGACACAATGCGTGTTCCTCTTGAAATTGGACAAGGTGGTCAATAAATTTATACAATAATTATTACTAATATAGAATATAAGCGATTGTATTCTACATTATCATGTAGGTAATTTCAATTCAAACCAGTAATAGTGTTTAATAAATAAATTAATATAATTTATATTATATTAATTTATTATAGATGAGGATTCGTATTAACATGTTTGGGTTTATAATACTTTTATTTATAATATTAATTGCGTTAAAAATATACATGGAATCAGATGTATACAACCTGCGATGTATTGTTTCGACCGTAAATGGTAAGAAATTCTGTGTACGCGAAAGAAAAAATCTTCAGAAGGCGTCCGATTTATTAGCAAATACCACAGATAAATTAGACTATTTAGTTCAAAACATGAAGCAACGGTATTCTAATCGTGAGAATGTAAAGAGATTAGTTGACAATTATAATCCTACTACAATAAAAGAAACCTTACCAACTAGCGAATACACTGCGTATAGTGAAAATAAAGGAGAGAAAATAGCATTATGTTTAAACAAAAAAAAACACGACAATGATAATTTAATAGACGCCAATACATTAATGTTTGTAGCAATACATGAATTAGCACATATTATGACGGATGCTATTGGTCATGGTGAAGAATTTTGGAGTAACTTTAAATTTCTACTAGAAAACGCAGTTGAATTAAACATTTATACACCGATTGATTATAAAAAAGAACCAGAGAGTTATTGTGGAATGAACATAACAGATAATCCTTATTACGACCTTTAACAGGCCAAGCAGTATACCTTAACACTATATACCATATACCATCTAACTTGTAATAAATCACACGAGTAATAAATCATACGAGTAATAAATCACACGAGTAATAAATCACACGAGTAATAAATCATACGAGTAATAAATCACACGAGTAATTTAATCTTAGATTTTACTGTCTGAATTTCTCTCGCTTCTTCGTTCCTGATAGTAAAATAATAATGCGGATAAACATCTACATGTATGTCTACTACAGTCCATATACTATTTTTATACTCAACCTGCATATCACGTTGTAATCGCTTGTATATTAAATGATATGTGCTTTTACCTCGGTCGGTTAGTTCGTGGTATGGTTCAAATTTGTAAGACAAATAATTGTCAGGAATGTCTGGGAAATAAGTATCACAATCATATACATCATCTATGTAGGTGAGATATATATAATCGACTAGATTATTCTCCAGGTATTGTTTATATATTTGAGCCCCACCAATTACCCATATATTGTCATAATTGCGTGTAGAGGTATACTTGGTTAGCCGATCTATAGTCTGGAATGATTTAACCACATTACTATTATGTATATCATCGGTTTGTAATGTGTTTGATAATATTAAGTTATCGCGATCCTTTAAAAATCCAGCACTATTCCATGTGTTTTTACCCATAATAACGGCATTGTTATTGTTACCAACAGTAAGTTTTCGGAAATATTTTAAATCTTTTGGTAAATTCCAGGGCATATTATTTCGTAATCCGATACCTTGATTTGTACACATTGCTACAATTACATTAATTGGCATATTTATATATAAAATAATATTTTGATTTTATATATAAATGACTGAGATATTTAAAGTATGTAATTTAACAGATAATGATACTATACAAAATATTACAGTATACTTTGGTTCCAATAATTATACTGATAATTTAAATGAACTCTTTAAAAATAACAATACTGACCCATTGTTCAGTGGTCTATTTAGTGAAGACGAAATTAAAAAAATAACAACGGACAAAATACCAGTTATATTTACAAGTCAATCGATATACTCGGATGATTCCATTGAAACTATTAAAAAGAAGATAATAATCAATTTTGATCAACAAATATCCTTTGATGAAATTTACTTATTTGGAAAACAGATTCAATTGCTGGATAATACCCAAATATACGATAATTTAACACACTATGGTAAGATAACACTTAACAAATATATGTTGTTACAGTTTCTGTCAAATATTAACAATTTTGATATTAAAACGGTACCTGTAAAAGATTTCTATAATTACATTGATATAAATGATTTGAATTTATCAAACAAACAGCATTTGATTGATATAGCTATAGGTCAACATATTATCACTTCAGATAACAAATACAGTTATACAATAAATCCATATAATATTATTAATTACGACAAACAATTAATATCACATGCCGAGAATATAATAACAACATCCAATAAAGACTTACTTTTAAATAGTGGCGTTATATTTAACAATACGATATATATGTGTAGTGCGATGGATGTATATAAATCAATAGTACCTAAAAATTTATCTGAAAAAACAACTACATACATATACTATCCTTTTTTGAAAGAAAAGAATGTTTTTAACATAAGTGATCTTAAAGACAGACAAATTGCCTTGTTAGAAACAAACAAGACTATCATAAATGATCGATTCGTTAAACAGGTTGATAATATAGATTTATTTCACAACATATATGATTCTAGAAAGAACGATTTAAACTACATCGAACAGGGTATTCAATTAATGGAATTTTCAATATCTCAGAATATAGAATATAATCTACCGCTTGATATAATATTTAAACTGATTCATACTACAAAAATAATGCCTTTTATCAAATATAATCCCTCGAAAAGTAAAGAAAATATCTACAGGTTATATTGTGACAAAACAGCAAAAAACGGTAAAAAAATTCCTTACTTGTCGAAAAATTTGATATTTAAGTTGATGAAGACAATCGGCGTATCAAAACGCGTATCATGTTATATAGAACATAATACAGATGATGGACCGGTTATTCCTATAATATTGGATTTTGACAACTTTGCGAACATTTATGTTAAAATGGAATTTAAACAAACATACTCTATACCGGCGATTGAAAAAATAGTCCAATCCGCAATAAATCCAGTTATAGATATCGTTCAACAATATTTGAAAAATAGCGGTTATAAAATGAATACATTCTCAAGCTTTTATGATACTAATATTGAAATAATGAACATGAAATATTACGCTTATATCGCTATTGAAAAAAATATTAATTTGAATAATATATTAGGATGTGTTTCTAGTATGTTTAATGTTGTTGTTGGGGAATTAAAAAATGGAATTGTAATGCGATATAAGCGTGTCTCTAATTTTAATGAGATGGATAATATGGAGGCATTTATTGTTGAGTTACTGAATAATACTTCTCAAGAGAAAGATATAGTTACGGCATTAATTGAAAACTTTCAATTAAAAGAAATAGACGCTCAAATGAAGATAGCAAGCGTATTAAATAATATACAGGTTGTTCAAAACTTAAACAAGAAAAGACGATTACGAATAAAAAACAACCCTGGATTTTTAACAAAAATAACACAAGATCGATTTAAACAAAACATTATGATAGAAATGGCAAACATTAATAATATATTTTATATGGATTCTATACCTATTTATTTAGATTCGCTGATTAGAATTACTCAGAAACCGGATACTAGTCGTGTAGAGGTTTCTACTATAGATTTATTGTGTAAAACACGAGTAATAGATGATACGGTTGAAAATATAAAAGAAGTTGTGGCCCCATCTGAGAGATCGTTGACAGAAAATATACCAGTAGCAATAGTGGCTCAAGATTTAGCATTTGGTGACGCCGCTGCTAATATCAGAGAAAAAAGTATAAATGTGTTGGATTTTATGTTTGATGATGACGAAGATGAAAACGAAGATAAAAACAAAGATAAAGACCAAGGTCAAGATAATACGGATAGTAATCAAAATGAGAATGATGATGAATTTGAAATAGAATATGTTGGCGGAAATGATTCACCAGTTTCACCTGGTATTGACGTAGAATTAGACGAAGATGATGACAATGCCTCAATTGACGTTGATATGGATGAATCCCCTGGTATTGATATAGAGTTAGACGAAGAAGATGATAACAATGCCTCAATTGGCGTTGATATGGACGAATCTCCTGGTATTGATGTAGAGTTAGACGAAGAAGATGATATTAAAATACCATCTCCCATCAAGGAACCATCTCCCATCAAGGAGCCATCTCCCATCAAGGAACCATCTCCCATCAAGGAACCAGAAACTAAAAAACAAGCAGTGAAAAAAAAGGTAAAGCTACGCATAATTGAAGACGATGCCGATAACAACAATGAAAATGTACAGATGGATATTACCGGTATGAAAATAGCCGATCCGAATCCATTTTTCACATCTATGTATGATAGAGACCCATCATTATTTTTAACAGAGTCTGATGGTAAATATAGTGCTTATTCACGAATATGTCCACGGAGCAAAAGAAGACAACCAGTTATTCTCACAGACGAAGAGAAGGAGAGAATAGATAGAGAACATCCTGGATCATACGAACACGCAATTAAATATGGATCGAGTCCTGACAAACAGTACTGGTATATTTGTCCACGATACTGGGACTTAAAGAATAACACTAGTTTAACGGAGGAAGAGGTAAAAAGTGGTAAATACGGTGGTATTATTCCACAAAATGCAAAGACTGTGCCGCGAGATAAAAATATTTGGGAATTTAATGACTCCGAAGGAGCAAAACCAATATATCATCAAGACAAGTATGGCAATTATGTTAACCTTTATCCTGGATTTTTAAAGGAAGATGTACATCCTAAGGGTTTGCGGGTGCCATGTTGTTTTAAAATATGGAGAAATCCAGATGTTGTGGTCGCACACAAACAAGACATAGACCAATATATTATAGGTCCTGATAAATTTCCATTAGAATCAGGTAGATTTGGATACTTACCCGCAAGCATTCAACGGTTCATTCAGTCGGACAATAAAAAGTGTCAGGTTAGTAATGTAAATACCAACTTAAAAAAGGAACATCCGTGCTATTTAAGAAAAGGCGTAGAAAATAATACCAATAAATCGTTTATAGCATGTATATCAGATATTTATGGTGAATTAAATAACAATACCATATTGACAATAGATAACATGATAGAAGAAAAATTAATACCCGTATTAACATTAGACAAGTTTGTTAGATATCAAAACGGTAATTTAATTACTTCGTTTAAAAGTAAAGATACCAGCCCAATAAAATTACAACCTATAGAGATGAGCGAGTATGTGAATTCAACAATATATAAACAACTATATGATAAGAATCAAGACCAGTTGAAAGCGATATTAAGTGCACATACCAATTTTAAGGAATATCTACGATCAAGTAATTCGGTGGTTCATTACGAATACCTATGGGACTTGATCAGCGATCGTAATGATAATCTATTTAAAAATGGATTAAACCTTATCATACTCGAACTTCCATTAGACGATACAACCGCTAATATAAACATAATATGTCCAACGAATTTTTATTCGATTAATAAATTCGATCCCACCAAAGATACAGCAATTATGATTAAGAAATATGAATATTTTGAACCCATATATATAGTTATAGATGAATCAAAGACAAACATGACAAAATTAGTTACAACAAAAATATATGATCCTAATTTAATGACAAAGGTTCCCAATTTAAAATCAATAGCTAATACGATTCAGGACATATATCAGTCAATGTGTAAACCGTTGGCTAGTATTACTAATATCGCAAGTAAATACAATTTCAGAGAGATCAAGTTTACTAGAAATCACACTCTCGAGAAGATGATTGAAATATTAAAGAAATATAATATACAAATTGAAAATACAGTTGTAAACTATGATAATAAAGTGATTGGATTGAATATCCGTGCGAATGAAAACATTGGATTCATCCCGTGTTTTCCGTCAGGAATAATGACCAACTATCCAATAATCACAATGAACGAGAATATAGAGTGGAAAACGTTTGAAGACACTATTCTATTTTTAAATAATATTAGACAATTAACCGAAGGAAATATATTATGTAAACCAGTTGTCAAAATAATAGATTACGGATTAATCGTTGGTGTTTTAACAGAGACCAATCAATTTATTGAATTAATTGAGCCAGAACAAGATACAGATATTAGCATAAAATATTCAATAGACGATGAAAACTTCCACACGGTAAATAAGGTAGTACAAACGAGTAAAAACCCAGACAGGAAGCGTATTGAATATATTAAAAATATACGGTTGGAAACGGAATTATATAATTCGTTTCGTAATAGATTAAAAAAAATGTTTAATGAGTTCAGCAATAAATCAATTCGTGATGAAATAGAAGGTATATCAAAGTCACCATATATGGTGTATCATCTTCAATTAGAAAAGATCATATCATTAATTAAAATAATAATGAAAGACGATGTCGAATTTGTTTTGGTTAACAAAACAACCATACAAAACATTGAAGACAACCTGCGCGAAGGAATAACACTACTAATTCCAAAAAATAATTTATTGAGTAATTTGGATAACGAAAGTATATATTATAGTAAAATTTCAGACGAATTAATTAGGTACAATCGTATTAAACAGTTCATGTTTGAACCTAATATATATTTATCGTTTAGTGACATAAAATATAATTTAAATGATAATGAAATAATCTTATTACAATCCCTATTAACAGTTGACTATTTTGATAATCTTATACCTGATAACAAAAGCAAGTATATTACATTTAATACATATGATACAGTACAACCAAATATAACACAAAAATATGACAACGAATATGAAAAGCCGATTATATTAAAGAAAACCGGTAAACGATTAAATATTATTAATGATACAATTCAAAAACAAAATACAGGGGATGATTTGACAAGTAACGATATAATATCTCAAACTGAAAAAGTAGTAGAAAATCCAGTTAAAAACAAGAAAATCGTAAAAAAATTAAAACTTGTAGAATAAAAACATGATATCTGGTAGAATAAAAACATGATATCTGGTATAAAATGAGTAGAGAAATTTCTCATCATTACTAACTAATACTTTCGGATTCACTCTCGTATAAATCAGTGTCATCCTCTAGATCAGTTTCACTAGTCGATATTCCATACCCAATAGTATGATAATATTCTAACTCATTATCATTCTCTTCATTTATGACAATAGTATCATCATTGCTACTATTGTCGCCCCCCTCATTTTGTACCTGGTTTATAATATCGTCCCCCTCATTTTGTACCTGGTTTATAATATCGTCCCCCTCATTTTGTACCTGGTTGTTTAAATTAAGCTCACTCATTGGCGGTACGGAACTATTATTACGAGATATACCATTATAATGTACACTAGATGTGACTGGTGTAGTCTGGTGATATTTGTCCCGTATGATATTATTTTGTGTTTCTGTAAATACATAATTATTGATAAAAACAAATAGTGCTTGAACGTCTTTAATTGTTATATAGGTGTTGTTAGTTCTATTGAGAAGGTTATTAATTTTTAATGTTTTTCTATTATCAAACTCACAAAAATAAGAATAATTATTATTAATAGACGGTATATAATCAATGTAAAATGATCTAGAATTCACACAAATCATGGAAGGAGGTGGTATATAGGATGGAAATTTAAAAATAATATCATCTTTATTATGTGTAATGAGACTAATATAATACAATTTTTTAATATTACAACATACCATTTTCCGTCCAAATAATGTATTATTCCTCTTTAATAATTTTAATTTGGCAAATAATCTAACTCTATTTAATAATCTAATATCATCTTCATATGAATACCTAGCTAATAAATATAGTTTGATATACGGATTAAATATTTCATGAAGTCTACTTTTGGGGAAGTTCGAATCTATATGTAATAGCTTATTTAATATCATGGTATTATTATTGTAATATAGGATCATTTCTAAAATATATTTGTACTTTTGTATCTCAGACAAATTGTGACAATTTTCTATAATATAATCCTTAATAATAAACTGGTTATATATTTCATAATTTTTTAAATTAAAATTCGCCTGAAAAAAACGAGAAAATAATATTGGCATTGGAATTTTAGAATTAGATATAAAAAAATATATATTATATAAATCAGTTTTTTTAAATGGCTTGTTGTTCCATGGATTTTTTATCAATGTAGGCTCTGGGAAAAAATTCACATCATACGACAATGACGCGTTAATTATGCGTATCAAATCTGATATTGAAAAAATATATTTTGTATTTTCATGAATAATATCGATCTTCAAAGATTTATTGTAACTAGATAAATCACTAAAGTTGAGATCTAACTGAGTGTCTAAATATCGTTTACTTTTAAATAGTAGTACTCGTTTGAATTTTACGAGTGATAGATATAATGACTGAGCCTTACAAAATAGATCTAATAATTTATTTCTAGAATATTCTGAGACAATTGAATTAAAAATAAAATTTTTAAGTATGAAATATTTGAATTCAATAAACTTGGCATGGGTTTCATGTATCTTGGATTTGGGTGTATACGAACAAAAACGATTTACAAATAAGTCTATAATAGCCTCGTCGTTAATATGATATTTATTTATAGAATGACTTTTAAATACATGTGATATTATTTGTTTATAAATATTCATGTACTATTACTTATTATATTGTTTATTATCTTTATACAATAAACAATATGTTATTATACCTACCCATATACATATTCATCTAAAATTCAATTTCGTAATCATCGTCATCTCCTAAGTCAACCTGTTTTATATTAATAGCATTGTTATTAATAGTAAGATTTTTAATTCCGCAATATAATTCACTACTTTGACCTGGCTCATCGTGATCCAATACGGATCCAGTATCTTCTTCTTTATATTCATCGGCCTCATGCTCCATCATACCATTAATATCAGCCAATACCTGAAAAGCAGATGTACCAAAATAACCTTGTTGTCCACACATTACATTAGCGGATACACCTCGCATAGGGTCTAATTCAGCATGTCTAGCTGCCTTTAAGAACATTTCAGGCGTCTCTTCAAATGAGGCCTTTGCAATAGGACCAATATCATCATTATTAATTCCGTGTCTGAATATAGATATCATCTTCGATTTATAACACATTCGGTCACACAACATACTTAAATGATGGTAATTAATATAAGTACTATCAAACTCAATAACTTCAGTTAGTTCTGTGAATATCGCATTTCTAGCAGCTTCAATTCCAAATGTACGGTAAATTTCTTGAATATCATTACTAACTGTTTTAGATGCGTCTATAAAATCGAGACTTAAAATCTCAAGTAAATTTGTACCTACCGTGTCTAGTACCCAACATTCACGCTTGTTATATCTGCCTTCTTCGAGGATAACACTGTCCGTAATTTTTCGCACAACTACCTTTGAAATATTCTTTACTCCACTCAAAATAATATTGTTGAGTAGATTGTCTTGAAAATTCTTCAGAATATAGATTTGGTCTGACTGATCTAATGAAGTTGTTTTATTAGCCTTTTTCTTACTAGTCATTACATTATTTAAACGAAGACGGAATATTAATTTATCAGAATTATAATCAGAATAAACACACTGTACTTCGTTTTCGAACGAATTGTTAATAGCAAAGTTAATGTCATCCATAGTAATGTTTTTATCAAGCATAGATTCTTTATCCATCTCCATTCTAATTATCCACTTGGATTTTGCCTTAGAGTTAGCTGTATCATACCCGACACAATCAGATACTAATCTTTCAAACTCGTAGTATTGGGTAAGAGAGCTGATATCGTCTTCTATTAGACTATTTAAATCATCTGGATCAAAACATATTTCAACAGAACTTACGATTTCCTTCATCTTGGTATGTTCTATTTCTGAAATATATTTTTGAACTGATTCGCGACTTCCGTCTTGTTCTTTTGGTAAATAAATAGTAACGGAGGGATTTTTAGGATTTTCAGACAATGATAATATTTCTTCAATTCTGGGTACACCACGAGTTACATTTGACTTGGACGCTACACCAGCAAAATGGAATGTATTCAAGGTCATCTGGGTGGTTGGCTCACCGATAGATTGTGCGGCTATCATACCAACCATCTCACCTGGTGCGACCAATGCGTTTTTGTAAACGCTCGTGATCATTTCGAGTAATGAAATTACAGACTTTCTATTAAATCGTTTAACAAGTAGCAATTCTTTTGGTGATAAATAATAATAGTAAAGTACCTTAAATAATTCAGTAGGTGGTGCGTAATAAATTTGTTCAAGTTTGTTAAAGTTGTGTTCTATTAATTGAAATACTTCAAGTGGCGTGATATCTACCATTGAATTTTTGTTGATATGTTGTAATCCTTGAATATTACTAATAATAGTCTGAAAGGATACTGGGATGTGGACCATTTTACTATCAGTATGTTCAAATATATTGCTAACAATTTTTTCACGCAGTTCAATCATGTAATTAATATAACCTTGAGTTTTTTCAATCAATTTAGAAGTTTGTTTTTCCATACGAATTACGGCCCCCTTGGTGTATGTAATCATAAAGACATTATTATTGTCTTTTTCACTGGGAATATGATAATGTACATATATTTCTTCCAAACTCATGGATACTAATGGTAATAACTGATTTTCAACTCGAACTGTATCGACCCCGTCATCGCCATAGCTAAACTGAACAATTCGTTGTTTATTATTACGAACAGTCATGTCATACTCCACTTTCAAGTCTTCAAGACCTTTAATAAGTCTTCGTTGAATATATCCAGTCTGGGATGTTTTAACAGCAGTATCAATTAAACCAACGCGACCACCCATGGCATGGAAGAACAATTCTTCAGGTGAAAGACCAGAAATGAACGAACTTTCGACAAACCCGCGCGCTACAGGTGAATCATCATATTTGGTATAATGAGGTAAAGTACGGTTTTCAAATCCATATGGAATGCGTTTACCGTCAACAGTTTGCTGTCCTAAACATGAAATCATTTGTGAAATATTAATATCACTACCTTTTGATCCAGCATTTACCATGATTACAAACCGATTACCCTTTTCTAGACTTTTGCGTCCAATCTTACCTGCTTCATTCGTGGCATTATTAAGAATATTTGTTACTTGTGTTTCAAACTCTTCTTCGTTTGTTTTACCAGTTTTGTTTTCAAAAATGCCAAGATGTGTTTGATCAATTAAATTTTTAACCTCCTTCTTCTTATTTGTAATTGTGGTGGCAATTTTCTCATTAGTAGACTTGTCCGCAATTAAATCACTAATACCGACACTAAAACAACTAGTCTTCATATATTCAGTTATAACATTTTGTAAATTATCTATGAAATCCGCCGCAGCCATGTTTCCAAAATAATTACATACTCGTTGTAACAATCCTTTTCCCCCAGAACCCAGGACCCCCTTTTCAAGTTGTCCTCTAATATATTTTCCACCAACAACTTCAAACACATTATTGGATTTATTGTAATCTTCATCATCTCCAAATAACTTTGTTTTGTATTTCATGGTAATCGGAGGCATGATTTGACTTAAAATATCAAAGCTAGAAATTTCCTTGTTTTTCTTCAACAAACTCGTATTTATTTTATTAAAAGCCATTAATAAATTCATGGCAGCTAGCTGATCAAACTTTATATTTGGTCTTGTAAATCTATATGCTCCAAGAAGCGAATCTTGGAACACACCGACAATAGACGCATTATTCGCTGGACTAATAATTTGGTATGGCACTGCTGCCAAATTTTTCAATTCTGCCTCGGACTCTTCATCCTGGGGCATGTGTAAATTCATTTCCATTGTTCTTCTATGTCTCCATAGAAGCCGGACTATACCTTGTGCCTTATCTGGTTGATTAAACCTTCATTTAAGACCCGTAACCGTCTAGTCTCTGAACCTTCTCCATATCCTATCATAACGGACTTAGGAGCTTGGCTGCGGATTGTCTAATCCCCATACTTTTTTACCATTGGGTACGGCAATTAACCGTGTTCCCCCATTATGTTTCCATTATGGGGTGGTAGTATAGGGCTCTAAAGAAATTCCCGCAATTTGGCTACGTTGCCATTCTTTCAATTCTAATATAAATTTTTTTGCTCTAATTATTGTTTCTTCTATTTGTTCGTGTTTTCCTACAAAAGTTGTGATTCTTTTATTATTAATGACGATGCGAACATATTCAGTATTGTTCGTATTGTTTTTTAAAACACGAACATACTTATCAACATCATCATCAACAATTACTACATGTTTAAACCGGTCATATTTTTTTGTTAAATGTTGTTCCTGTACTAATTTCATTCTTTTTTCACAATTATCATTGTTACTATAGAATGACTTTAACTGTTCGGATATTAACTTTTTGGTATAGTCACTTTTTGGCTGAGGTACATATATTTGGGGTGATGGAATTTCAGTGTTCCATATAAAATTACCACTAATATCAGTAAATCCTCTTCCACCATCTGTTAAATTATAGCCATTTGGATATTTAGAATCATGTTCAATTATGTATTGTTTTTCAAGTTCATTTAATTCATTTACTTTACAAGTATGAATTTTTTCACAAGTAAAACATTCTTCTCCATATTTCTTTAAAGCATAATTCAAATATCTTGACTGATTTTTTTTACTTGAATTTGCTTCGTGTATATGATCTTTGAACCTTCCTAAATATCCAAATGGCCTATATTTATTATGATTTAATCTGTGACTACGTGTTTGACCAATATAATGTTTTCCATTTGTAGTGTTTGTTATTTTGTATATTTCACCAACAACTTTGTATATTTCATCTTTGTTTAATATCATATTCATATTGATATTGATTATTATTATTAATTAGAGCAATTTTTTATTTTTATATTAGTTTGAAAGAATAACTAGATGATTATATTAGTAATATGTACCTTTACATGGAATACATTTACTAGTAGACTTTACACCGTTTTCCCCAATAAGTATTATCTACAACTTATTGAGCGGTCACCTGTTGGGGACAAAATCTATCCCCATCAAAATCGGCATTGTATGGTTTGGTGTCAGCTACATTCATGCGAAAGGTATCACCCTTATACATGATAACTGCTATATGACACATCATACTCATTCTATGAAGGGTCGGTTGTCTGTTAAATAGAACCCCGTCTCCATCCAACATATGACGATGAACAATGTCACCATTTTCTAGTTGGATATTTTCTCGGTCCGCATATCGAAGAGTAATTTGCTCACCATTCTTTTTCTCCAAGATCTTTGCACCAGGATGTTCGTCTGGTCCGTTTCTAACCATCTTAAGTAGAAATTTCTTATTCATATCATTTACAGTTACCGGTTTTGTAATGTTTTTGGCTACTTTAAGAGGAATACCTAATTCGCGGATGGACAAATTAGGATCTGGCGTAATGACCGAACGAGCTGAGAAGTCAACACGCTTACCCATTAGATTTCCTCTAACACGCCCACCCTTTCCATTCAGTCTTTCTTTAATAGATTTGAGAGGACGACCTGATCGCTGGGCAACAGATGCTACACCTGGAATCTTATTATCAATCTGGGTTGCGACATAATACTGAAGAACTGTGTGCCAGTCATCAATAATATTCGCATTCGCACCTTCTTGTAATTTTTCTTGAAGTGTTTTATTTGCTTTAATGATGTTTACTAAAATATGACTAATATCATCTTCACTTCTTTGTTGACCGTCCATTTTAATAGACGGTCTTACAGCAGGAGGTGGTACTGCCAATACCTGACATACCATCCAATCCGGTCTAGAAAACACTGGACTAAATCCCATAAAATTTACATCGTCATCTGAAATGCGACGGAATATTTTTATTACTAATTCTGGTGTTAGTTTCATATTTAATTTGTCCTGATCATCCTCGTTATTTAATCCATTCACATTATCCCATTCAGCAAACAGTGTAGCTAGACCTTCTTTTTTGATTTTTTTGGGTTGTAAACAACCACATCCATCGTCACTGTCTTCACCGCATCGCATAACTTTACTGGCTAACTGAAATACATAATTCCATCGTTCATCTGCGTTTAATTTAAGTGCTTGTTTGTAATTTTCCTTGCTAATCTTTAACTTGCTGCATTTAATACATACAGATCGTAGTATTTTCATAATAGTATTTAAATATTGGATGTAAAATACCGGTCTGGCCAATTCAATATGACCAAAATATCCAGGTGTTTCCATATAATCAAGACCATCTGTTGGACAAATCAAACCAGGCTCAAGCACACCCATTCGCGGATCAAATAGACCTCCAATCACTGGTTTGTTGTTTATATATGTGTCTCTAGATGTGATTTCGGCAACAGATCCTCTACGAATTTCATCTGGACTTAATATACTAAACTGTATTCCAATTATTTTACAACTTTTTTGTTTAGGCATTGATTCAGTCGAAGTTTGTACCATGCTTCCTTATATTATTATATTATATTTAACTTCTTTTAAAACGTCAATTTTATTAATAAATATAACTAATAAAACCTGAAAATAATAAATAAAATTGAACTTAAATATTACAAAATATGATTTAATATATTCTAGGAAAAATGCCTTCTCAAAAGGACAAGACTAACCAAAAGCCAATTAAAAAGAGGTATCATACACGATCCTCTGTGGCCCAAAACAAAAAATTAAAGAAAAATGTAGATTCGGATGACAGCAATGGCGAAGATGATAACAATAGTGTTAAGAGTGATAGTGATACCGATGATGATGGTATGGACATGCATGAATACAGAAAATTTATAAGCAAGATATTTCCATCTAAATATATGACAAACAAGCTTAACAAGGAAGACAAGATGCTACAGAATATCAAAAATAATGTTGAAGCTGATAATTATACAGCAGATGATGAGGATGATGATAATGGCGGATTTTCAGTAAATGAAAACAAACCTGAATCGGTTAACGCTAGTAATAACAAACTAGCCAATCGTTCTAAACGGTTAGCTAAGACAACAAAGAAAAGTAACCAGCAATTTATAGTGGTTGGCCCAAAAACAAAAAACGGAAAGAAAAATAAGGTCATAGTAGAGGAAGATGACGAGGAAGAGGAAGATATAGAGTATACGGATGAAGATGATGAAGATGAAGAGGATGAAGAGGATGAGGATGAGGAGGATGTGAAGCGCAGTAGTCGTCGCCGTCGCAATATTCGTAATGCCGAAAAGGCATTTAACATCATATTTACTATTGGTGATCCATCACGCAATGAAGACGAGGATGATAGTGAATATGAGGACGAGGACGAGGATGAGGATGAGGATGAGGATGAAGACGAGGATGAAAACGAGGACGAGGATGAGGACGAGGATGAGGATGAAAGGTCTGATGGCAATCAGGATACTACATCTAATGCAAATATAGAAGAAGAAACTAGAGTTAAGCAGCAAGAAACTATTGCTAAAATTCGAAAAACATTTGAAACTATATTGGAGCAAGATGCTACAAATAAGATTGCCAAAGATGGATTGAAAGATTTGGAATTAAAAGAAAAAAAGTTACAGCGATTATATGATAAACAGATGAAGAGTCAAAAGGTGAAGAATGTTAAGAAATTTAAGAACTTGGTAAACAAGAAGAATTTGTTAAATGATTACAAATTCTTCAAGAACAATCTTACGGTAGATGAACAGCAAAAGGTAATTAGAGAGGTAGAGGAAATTAATAAAATCAACATTGTTCAAAAACCATACCGTTTAACCCTATTGGAATCAGATATTCCAGTTCATCTCAAGTCTATTGCTTTAAATAAAATAGCCTCTCTTCGTTACATGGAGCCAGGAAACGGTGAGTATTATAAAATTAAAAATTGGGTAGATACTTTTATGCAAATCCCATTTAATCGTTATAAACATTTACCACTCACTATTGATAATGGTATTGAAGAATGTCACGAATATATGGCAAAATCGAAACAAATGCTGGACGACGCCGTGTATGGATTGAATGATGCCAAATTACAAATCATGCAAATGATCGGACAATGGATTGCGAATCCTAATGCGATAGGTACAGCTATCGCTATTAAGGGACCAATGGGCACAGGTAAGACCACCTTGGTTAAAGAAGGTATTAGTAAGATTCTTAACCGTGATTTCGCGTTTATTGCTTTAGGTGGAGCTACAGACAGTAGTTTCCTTGAAGGTCATAGTTATACTTATGAAGGTAGTACTTGGGGTAAGATTGTAGACATTCTGGTAAAGACAAAGACTATGAATCCGGTTATTTATTTTGACGAGTTGGACAAAATTAGTGATACACCAAAAGGTGATGAAATTGCTGGTATTTTGACACATCTCACAGATACAACGCAGAATAGTCAGTTTCATGACAAGTACTTTTCCGAAATAGATTTTGATTTGAGTAAATGCTTGTTTATATTCAGCTATAATGACGAATCAAAGGTAAACCCAATCTTATTAGATAGAATGTATAAGATCCAAACCATGGGTTATGAAAAGAAAGATAAGCGTGTTATTTCTAAAGATTATCTTATTCCCAAAATTGTAGAACAAGTAAACTTCAAACCAGATGATATTATCATTCCAGATACGACAATTGATTATATTGTTGAGAATTATACCCAAGGTGAAAGCGGTGTTAGAAATCTCAAGAGATGTCTGGAGATTATTTATACGAAGCTTAACTTGTATCGTCTAATGAAACCAGATTCAAACTTATTCGAAAATGAAATGACATTAAAGGTGGAGTTTCCATTTACAGTTACTACTGAAATCTTAACAAAAATTATAAAACGAGATGAAAATAATAGTAATTATTTATTCAAGACAATGTATGTCTAATCGTAATATATGCTACAAACTGGATGTAGATTACAGTATATGGATAAATCATATACGGTAACATCATGGTAAACTAATATAAACACATTACCCCTACTTATACTACTACTAGTAGTTATTCCTAATTCATCTATACGATTATTAAGAAAAATGGCTTCTTCGATGATTTGTGAATGTAACCTAAATGAAATAAATTTTTTACTGAATTTAAAATATGAAATTAACAACCAAAATAACAGTATACACCAAATGGTATTATCTATGTATTCACAACATTCGGGAGATACTCAGTCTTTGCGATACAATAATGATCACTCTAACATATCATACACTTTATTAGAAAATATACTTAATAACAATAAACGATCGTTAGTGAGTATAGAATATGACTTGATAAGAATATGTAAACATAAAATAATAGAGGATTACATCGAATCTGGAATAGATAAACCATTGAAAAAAATACAATATTGTGAAATATGTGAATTAAACATGTCCGATGTTTAATATTCGGCGGGAGCCATGGTACGATTTCCACCACGCTCATTAATATATGTCACTTGCTCTTGGGTGATACAAGCACATCCGCTACTTGAAGTGTAGGTTGAAGGACAACACTCGGGCTTAAACTGGTTGTCGGCAAACATGAACATTTGTCCTTCCGGTAAAGGTACAGTAGTTCCTTTATACATAGCATAACGGTTTCGTGCTTCAGTGTAACCCATTTTGTCGGCATATTGAATCGCCTTGTTTGTCCAACTATTTACAACATCATTTCCCATTGTATAGTCGATGGTGGCTCCAATTGTTTGCATACCTTCTAATAAGCCAACACGGCTACACGAACATAATAAATGACATCCTAAAATAGCTCCCAATATTAGGCAAATTACAACAACTTCTACGCGCATAGGTAATCCAAATAACTTAAACTCCATATTATTATATATAATTTGTATATAAAAATATATATTGCTGTCATTTTATTCCTTCCTAAATTCCTGGTATAGACCTAGCCATTTTTTTTAGAATCATCACTTGAATTATATATACCATTATTCCCGGGATGGCTATTAGTATAAACATTACCAATAAGGGTATAGCAAATGGTAAACCAAATCCAAAAGGTATCGCGAAAAATATCGTTATAAGTGTTGCTATACTTATGAGTATTGCTACAACTATCTGAATAATTGCGCCTATAGATGCTCTTAATGTGTCGTATACGCCTAATAAAGTAAATAATCCGGCGGTCATAATTCCTTGTGTTTTATTCACCATATCCTTTACTTTAATTAACATTGTTTGAATCGGTAGGAGGATATTCAATGATCGTCCCATGATATCTTGAGATACCGAAGATAACGAATTTCGAATGGAATCTAGTACACTTCGAATTGCTTGAATAGATTTACTAATTGCTGTTAAAGTATTGTTTATAACATTTACTAAATAATAAAATGGTGCTAAAAACACTCCTGCTATATCCACTAGTATGCTTTGAATACAATACTTGAAATTTTCTGATGTAAAATCAAAGGCACTCATGTTTACCGGAGGATTAATCAGCCCAGCAAATGGAATAACGCCTGGTCTACATCTTTGATTAACCCAATCTGCTTTTAAGGGTTGTATATTATTATATACTTGGTAATATGATATTGCTATGAAAAAAAATAATATAATAATAACAGTCATCCATAGCGACCCTCCGTATTTTTCTAAAAAACCGACCTTGTTATATATTTTATTTATAGTCGTCGATATACTATTATTAATCATTTATAATTTTATAATATATAGATATAATTATATCTTTAACTTGCCCATAAATCTCACCATTTGTCCAGGGGGTCCATTCCACGATGATTGCATTGTCATAACGGTGCCTTGTAAAATATACATCATAGATGCCATTATACCTACTATTTTACTCATCATGTCCTTTATTTTAATAAGCATAAACTGGAATTGGATTAATATGTTTAAAAAAACACCAAATATGTTTTGAACAATGCTAGTAATAGAATTCCTGATTTCATTTATAAATGATCGAATTGACTGTACGGAATTCAATAGACCACCCATTGTATTGTTAATTACAGTAGTTAAATAGTTGAGTGGTTGTAATAAAACACCCATGTAATCTGCCTGCATATTTTGAATACAATATGTGAAATTTTGACCGGCGTCATGACCAAATGTCCCCGCAAATGGCATAACCATTGGATTACATCTATATTCCGGCCAGTTGTCTTGTACTTTCTTAATCCCAACTGCTAAAATATTGTAAAAATATAATGCAGCAAATACCAAAACTATAAATATAGATAAAGTAATATCACTGGATCTCATATTACTTTATAATGTTATTTTATTCTAATGATTTTATTGAAAGGATTTTATTGAAAGCAGTTTATTGAAAGGATTTTATTGAAAGCAGTTTATTGAAATGATTTTATCCTATGAATAAACTTGTAAATTACTTATTTCTTACACGAGGATGCCTTTCTGGATTTCATTGCCTTTTTGGATTTCATTGCCTTTTTGGATTTCATTGCCTTTTTGGATTTCATTGCCTTTTTGGATTTCATTGCTTTTCTGGATTTCATTGCCTTTCTGGACTTCCTTGTCTTTTTTATTCCACCGCTCATACAATTCCAGGTTTGACCATCCGGTATTAAACCTGAACCACCGGATCCACAATTTCCACCAGCTTGTATCGTAGCACCTGGATTACATTGAGGTCCTTGACACACTGGATTTTTCAATGATTCAGCCCCGATACATCCATCACATACAGCATTCGCCTGAACCGATAATGCACTACTATTGGCACTCATACTAGAACCAGTTGGGGTTTGATTACCACTCGAAACCGGCGCACCAAGTTGTGTAAAAGACGGTACTTGTACATTACCACCACGATATGTTCTCCTATGTTTTTTACACTTACATGACTTACTATGACGTCTATACTTTTTACCTCCACTATGAGTACCATTCATGTTTTGTTGTTTTGCGATTTGTTGATCACGATATAAAATCGCATTTTGTGCTGGGCTAGAAGCACCTGGTAACATAGGCATAGTCTCTACTGGTATTATTCCATTATCCGTATGTGTTTTTACTAGTTCGTGTGGTGGCAATAGGTTATTCATAATACAATATAGAATATATCAAGAAAAAGTTTAAAACGAAATATATAATTGTATGTATAATTATGAATGATTCAGAGAGATTAAATCTACAAAAAATGATCAAGGCAAATGATAGTGAAAACAATACGCACATGATACGCAATTTAAAACATAGTACTAAGATCAAAGATGAAGTTGACTTACTTTTAAAGCTCAAGGTTCAATATGTAGAATTAGCTAAAACAAACCCAGATGAGTTTGATAGTATTTGCGTAAACCAATGTAGTTTTTTATTTAACAATTATACTGATATATTTAACAAGGTGAAAAAAGACGAAATGAATTTAACTATACTACTACGATTGCTTAATGTCTTACATTCAATTGAAGATGGAGCCGTTGATCAACATGAGGGTTCTTTCGAAGTGGGTAAATTATTAAAGGAAATATATATCGACAGTGCTTTAAAAAAGGCCGATAAACTAAATCAGGAAAATGATCAAGATGTAGATGTAAAACCTATTATTGAAAATATTAAATGGAGTGACTATAAAAAACAAACCAACATTGTGTAAATATGAAATATGTATACATAGAAAAAATAGATGAGCATAATATTTAAAACGATACTATATAAAAATATAAATTATTATTATTTAGTATGTCATATACATTATTAATTGTAGAATCACCAGCAAAATGTCAAAAAATAGAGTCATATTTGGGTACTGGGTATAAGTGTATAGCAAGTTTTGGGCATTTCCGAGAATTACCAGGTATAAAATATATTGATGTGGATAATAATTTTAAACCTAATTTTCAACTCATGGATACGAAAACACAACAAATAAACAAAATGCGAACTATGATTAATAATGCCTCGGATGTTTTAATTGCTTCTGACGACGATCGCGAAGGCGAAGCAATCGGATTCCATATAATCGATACATTTGGACTACCAATGAATACAAAGCGTATTGTATTTCACGAAATCACAAAGGATGCTATTTTAAAGGCGGTTCAACACCCTATCACTATAAATATGGACCTAGTTCATGCTCAACAAGCACGACAAATATTAGATGTACTAGTTGGATATAAAATTAGCCCTATATTATGGGAACATGTATCGCGAAATACAAAAACCGGACTATCTGCTGGTAGATGTCAAACGCCTGCTTTACGATTGGTATATGATAACCAAAAAGATATAGACTCCTCTCCTGGTAAAAAGGTATATACTACAACTGGATATTTTACTCAAATGAATTTGGCGTTTACATTAAATCATAGTTTTGAAATTATTGGGTTTAATAGCACTGAAATAAATACAATGGAGCAGTTTCTGGAACATTCACTTGAGTATAGTCATACATTTAATTGCTCACTCCCGAAACAAACTATTAAAAATCCACCTACTCCGTTTACAACCAGTTTATTACAGCAGCGGTCATCCAGTGAATTGAATATTTCACCGAAAGAAGCAATGTCTATATGTCAAAAATTGTATGAAGCTGGTTATATCACATATATGAGGACAGATAGTACTATATATAGTAATGAGTTTATAGAGAAATCGGGCACATACATTACCGATCGTTATGGTAGTAAATATGTACATGAAAATATACATCGACTTGGAGTTAAATCAAGTGATAAACCTAAAAAAAAAAGTAAAAAGGCTGAAAGGGAGCCAATAGCACAAGAAGCACATGAAGCAATCAGACCAACAAATGTTACTGTTGACAAGATTGAGGATTGTTCGTATACCCCAAGAGAGAAGAAAATGTACAGTATGATTTGGTCTAATACTGTGGAAAGTTGTATGAGTCCGGCATTATACTATTCAATTAGCGCTAAGATATGTGCCCCGGCTGAAAAGGAATACAAATATAATAGTGAATTAGTCGATTTTCCTGGCTGGAAAATCGTAAAAGGATACGACAAGGAAAACCCCGAATACCAATTTCTACAAGCCATCAAAAATAATAGTATAGTAAATTATAACAAGATCTTGTCCAAGGTTAGTGTAAAGGATACAAAATCACACTATACTGAAGCGAAGTTGGTTCAATTATTAGAGGAAAATGGTATAGGTCGTCCCTCCACATTTTCGAGCTTAATTGAAAAAATTCAAGAACGAGGATATGTTAAAAAGGAAGATGTAAAAGGGAAAAAAATGAAATGTATCGATTATGAACTAATTAAAGATGAACTAACTGAAATTGAAACGGAGCGGGAATTTGGGAATGAAAAAGGCAAGCTAGTAATACAGCCTACCGGCATAATAGTATTAGAATTTTTGTTGAAACATTTTGATAAGCTATTCAGTTATGATTATACTAAAAATATGGAGTCGGATTTGGATATTATAGCCAAAGGTAATAAAGTTTGGTATAATTTATGCGAGGAATGTTTACATGACATTCATACTTGTTCAAGTCAATTGAAAAGCACTGACAAAGAAATAATTCGATTAGATGAAAATCATGTATATATGATTGGAAAGTATGGTCCAGTTATCAAACAAGATATTAACGGGACTACGACTTTTCTACCAGTAAAAAAAGATCTTAACCTGGAAAAAATACGACAAAACGAATATAATATTGATGACATGGTAGAGTTGGAGCCAAATAATAGATGTGTTGGTAAATATAAAGGTAATGATGTTATATTAAAAAAAGGAAAATATGGAAATTACATTGAATGGGATGGAAATAAAAAATCACTAACTGGGATAGAAATAGATTTGGACAAGGTTGAAATTTCAGATCTTATTCCTATTATTGAAGATACCAAGCCATTAAATACATCTATTGTTAGATTTATTAATAGTGATATTAGCATTCGTAGTGGTAAATATGGTAACTATATTTATTATAAAACTCATAATATGACAAAACCTAAATTTATAAAATTACTTGGATTCAAATCAAACTATAATACTTGCCCTAAAGAAGATATTGAAATGTATGTACAAAAGAATAGGTAGGGTAGGTAGGGTAGGTAGGGTAGGTAGGGTAGGTAGATACACAATCCGACTTATCAATAGATCCCGATATTATATAATATATAGTTCGGGTGGTACACGAATTTCGTAGTCACGAGCTATCTCGTCCTTTAATAAATGAAATGCCAGCGTAAAATTAAAATTATTGTCTTTGAACTCTACTAATCTTCCATCGTGATACCTGAACTTGAATTTTAATTTTCTTACCTTTTCTAATGGTGGAAAATACTGAGATATATTTTGTAAAAACTTGGTTCTCGAATCAAAGACCAATGTACCGGGTGCGCTGGTTAATGGTATTTTAGCAAATGCGGAATTAATTTTACCATTATAGTCATTATTATACATATTATTCGTCTTCTCTGAATATGGATTTAGTTCGGCCATTGTATTAAACTTTTCCATTTCCATATAGATAGCATTGTCACCTGTTATAGCAGTCGACATTGGAGCTGAAATATAATAAGCATGGGCAGTTTCTCCTATTGGTAAAATAGATGTATTTGGTATTAACCATTGTGTAACCGGGCTCGTATAATTAAAGGTTTGAGTCTTATCAGTGTATATTCCAGTATATTCTTCCTTATTAAAACCTAAAAAAAATGGTAGCCCCCAATTAGCATAATGATTCCATACTTCCGGTTGTCGTTCACTTATGGATGCTTCACATGGTACTATGTAAATTATTTGTTCTTGAAATTTGAATATAAAATCGTCAAATGTGTTTCCAAAATAAAAGCGTTGTCCAACACTATCATAATATACTTTAAATCTATCATACGATGGGCTAATTACTCCAGCGCTAATTAAATATTCGTTTACTGAAAGATTCATAAGCGTCTGGATTTCGTTTGCCATTTGTTCAGGTGTGTATGAACCTTCATGAATTGTAATATAGTATGGTGTATCAATCGCTTGAGCTAGTGCTAAGTATTCTTGTATATTTGTAGATACTTTAGGCTCTAAATAAAAAGATAACTTTGTGTTTTGTTGATTGTTACTAAATATATATTGATTATTAGGTAATCCAATTTCAACTAATCGCACTGACTGTATGTTTGTTAAGGCTTCTGGTAGTTCTATTTCAAAATGGTTACTTTGCGGCCATTTCTGTATATCACGATCTTCGCTGTGTATAGTAACTAACTGTCTATCTAACATATAAGTATTTTGTCTTCTAATTAATTGATGTTCATTATTTACATTATACTGAGGAAATCTACTCATTATAATGTAAAAAGAGAAATAATTTATCTCATAACTCTTCAATACACCTTTGGATATTTAAGGGTGTACGACTTTGATTATGTATTTAGAACCAGTATATAGAACCAGTATATGACTGGATAGTATATTGAAATCCGCACAAGATATGAAAAATAAAAAATAATAATATAATCTATATGCCAACAAAAAAACAATATGGAGGAAACGATCTTATTAATACAAATACTAATATTAATACTATTAAAAGAATACCTTATGATATAAAGATTTTTTCAATCATGTGCATATTGGGTGTAGTGATACGCGGTATTTTTATGATAATTGGTAACGATATTGCTACATCTACCATATGGAGTTATGGTTTTAGTATATTGGCCTTGTGTGGTTTACTAGCTAGTTCGTTTGCTCTATCCTCCAGAAATAAAGATTCTAATAGCTTAATTGGATTTTTCAAAATTATACTTAGCAATGCGTTGCCTGTCGTGTTACTTATAGTTATTATGTCATTAGTGTTATATCAAAACATTCATTTTTATAACCAAATAAATGATAACAAAGTTCCGGATGAATATTTCATGTATTCTAAAATCACATCATTTCTTATATTAATTCAAATTGTTGTTGTTCTAAAATACTTGATGGATATATTAGGCGGGACGAATAGTAATGGTTCTACAAATGAAACCAAAATGATGAACATACTTGCTGGTGAGTTATATAATATTAGTTTCATATTTACGATTCTCAATCTTGGATTTATAGCTATATTACAAGTCATATTACAGTTATTTTCTACTGGGGGTTAGGTATATGTAATTTTATAAGTTAATCCGTATTCATTGTCATTTTCCCATATTCCAGAAATTTTTAATATAAATACAGTCGTTGAGGTTGAGTTGAATTTGGAGATTGAACTTGTTAGTGTGTTAGATTCCATGTCATCGTTATATCTAGTGTTTGGGTATAGTTTAATTACGCCAGTTATCAACGCATCATGTATAATATTCTTTTTCTTTTTATTGCTATTATATTTATCTAATATACCGTTTTCTATATTATATATGTTGTTCAGTACATTATTATTGTTAACATTATTAATATCATATGTGTGTTTTAGTTTTTTAAAATATACTTCACTTGAAATTAAGTTGAGATCTAGTTGTAAGTATAATCCGTTTAATATAATAATCGAATTGGAATATATTAGTTTTATAAACACACTATTTTCCATAATTGTATTTACAATCGGTTCTATGAAATATATATTATCTACATTATATTGTGAGGTGGTTAATACGATGTTCATTATGTGTTATTAATTTATATTATTATACCTTTATTCTATTTATATGTTTATATATATCTTCAACAGTGTATATTCAATAGTGTATAGTGTATATTCAATAGTGTATAGTGTATATTCAATAGTGTATAGTGTATATTCAATAGTGTAAATACTTGGACGATAATATGTGTATCATCCAAGTATATCCGGCATTTGACAAAAAAAGATATAAAGATTCGTTGTAATTATTATTAGTATTGACATGAAATTTTTATCTACCCATTTTAATGATTATATACAAAATTATAATAACTGTTCGCTTCACCCATCGTTTAAAAAAATATATTCAACCTTTCCAAAAGATTTACATGATTTAAAAAACATCATGTTTTACGGACCATCTGGGGTTGGAAAATATACACAAATGTTAGCATGTATTAAAAAGTATAGTTCGAGTGATTTAAAATATGAAAAGAGATTAACATGTGTGTATAACAAGAATAATTACTTCTTTAAAATTAGCGACATTCATTTCGAAATTGACATGGCATTGTTAGGTTGTAATGCTAAGCTACTATGGAATGAAATTTATATTAATATTAATGATGTATTGTCCTCTAGAACAAACAAAACTGGAATTGTAGTATGTAAAAATTTTCATAAAATACACAGTGAATTGTTGGATTGTTTCTATAGTTATATGCAAAACAATAATACAGCTACTAATATTATTTATATTTTTCTAACTGAAAGTATCTCGTTTATTCCTGATAATATAGTAAACACATTCAATGTGTTGTCTATTCCAAGGCCAACAAAAACATTGTATAACAAAATAACTGGAAATACTAACCAGTCTATTAAGATAGACGAGATTTATAACATCAAAAATTTAAATACGAATACTAATCCGATGCAATATAATATGAAAATATACATCGATCATGTATATGGTATTATACTAAACCCAGGTTCAGTCAAATTTACTGGATTTCGTGATATAATTTACGATATATTTATATACGATATTGACATTAATTTTGTCATTTGGGAATTATTAAAGAAACTAATGGATGATAAAAAATTAACTACGACAATGGTATCCGATATATTTATTGAAATGTTTACCTTTTTACAATATTACAATAATAATTATAGACCTATTTATCATATAGAGAAATTTTTATATAGTATAATAATTAAAATACATGGATTTCAATGAAGCATGTTTAAATCTACAATTGAATGCTCCATTCTCTCAAACTGAGTTAAAAAAACAATATCGCATACTATCTTTGAAAAATCACCCAGACAAGCATATGCCAGACAATGATGGATTTTATGATAAAAAATTTAAAACTATCAATGAGTCTTATCTATATTTAACGACATATATGGAAGAGTCAGACGGGCTACCAGTTAATGATGATAGCTATACTTCATTATTTGATGGTTTTCTCTCTTCGTTTTTTTCTAATAACCAGAATGAAGCATATAAGGTAGTCCAGGATATTGTTAGCGGTTGCCATAACTTGTCTGTTAAACTGTTTGAAAATATGGACAAGGATACTGCCATTCAGATATTCGAGTTTATCAACTGTTATCAACATGTATTATATATATCTAGTGAAACGATAGAACAAATCAAAAATATTATCAACAATAAAATAGAGAATGACAATATTGTATTATTAAACCCATCCCTGGATGATCTCATTCATGATAATATATACATACTAAATTTTGAAGGTCAAAAATATTATGTTCCATTGTGGCACGCAGAAGTATATTATAAACATAATGGTAGTGATTTGGTAGTTAAATGTGTACCTGATTTACCTGATAATATCTCTCTGGATGTTAATAATAATCTAGTAATTAATGTCACCTATAGTGTAAACGAGTTGTTAAACAATGATATTGTTTCCTATAATATAGGTAAAAATGTATTCCCTATCCACACGCGCCATCTTTATATTAGAAAAATACAGAAATATACTCTTGTAAATAAGGGTATTTCTATAATTGATGATACAAATATATATAATAATAATGTAAAATCGAATATTATATTCATAATAACAACAATGAGCTGAGAAGGATATACCGGGTAAAGTAAAAAATGTATTACAATAATGATGTCAATATTGTAATACATACATATTTTGTAATACATCCATATTGAATAAAAATAAAAATTGATTAAACATATGTCAATTAAATATTGTATATCAAATGAATACTACTATTCCTAATAGAATGGCAAAAGTATCGAATAATAACTCTGATGAGGTTGAAGAAAATGAGGCAAAGTTGTATCAAGATGAAAATATTTTCATAATCAATAACAATTGTATAGACGAGTTAAGTAAATTAGGAGATAATACCATTGATTGTGTAATAACAGATCCGCCATACTTTATTGACAAATTGGACAACACATGGTCGTCGTCTGCTATAAAAAATGATAAGAAGAATAGTCATATTAAGCATCTACCAAAAGGAATGAAGTTTGACAAGACTCAAGTGAAAAATCTATATGATTACTACCTAGAATTGTCACGATTATTGTTTGAGAAAATGAAACCGGGCGCATATTTCCTATCCTTTTCATCCCCACGCCTATATCATGCGATCGCCATGGCGTGTGAAATAGCTGGGTTTGAAATTCGCGATATGATAAATTGGACTTACACACAGTGTATGCCGAAAGGTATGTCGATGAACCATATTATACAAAAAATGGTAATACCGGATAGTGAAAAAAAACAACTTATGGAAGAATACAAAGATTATAAAACCCCACAAATCAGATCATGTTTTGAACCAATTTGTGTTGCGATGAAACCACTTGGCAAATTAACATTTATTAAAAACGAATTACAGTTTAAGACTGGATTGTTAGACTTCTCGCAAAAGGTTGGAAATAATAGTGATAGAGTGCCTGCGAATGTAATTACTACGGAAGAATATAATGATCACTATGATAAAAATTTCCTCATTTCAAAACCGTCCAAAAAAGAAAAGGGCGAATATAACACGCATATTACAGTTAAACCAATGGAATTAATGGAACATTTAATCAAGCTATTCAGTAAAGTCGGGTCAACTGTAGTTGATCCATTCCTAGGAAGTGGTACAACCGCGGTAGCATGTATGAATACAAATAGAAAATGTATTGGTATTGAATTAAACGAAGAATATTATAACATTGCTGTCGCAAGATGCGCCGATGCTGTATAAAAAATAACTGATAATCTAAACTACCATATTACAAACTACAATTTAGCTAATTGTAAAATTTACGCGTCATTTACCTTATGCGTAATACACCAATCAATTGCCCAATTTTTTACTTGTACCATCTGTGTTTCGGTAAACGGGTTTTCTCCATTACTTTCCATTTGAATTAATGTAGTAGGTGTTGGCATTTTGGTTAGTGTATCTATAAATATATATCTGTCACGATATTTGGCCTGAATAGGTGGCTGTAAAACCAAATTGTTCTTCGAATTATCATCCGATTCAGGATTTTTATGGCCAAGTTCCCAGTTTCCATTTGGAACATCACAATAATCATTTTTTATAGTTGACTTGATTTTTTCGATTTCTATATTTAATTCTTCTTTCGATATCCCTTTTCCGAAATCCTTTCGCATTTTATGTTTATTGGAAAGAGCATACGGATAACAGATATAATTCTTGCCTCGCTCGTTACTGGTTTGAATACCCCATTGTTCATGTTTATTAAATAATTGGATACTATCTTTAGTTGGAATATTAAAGTTATTTACAAAAGCATCGCAATCTTCCCTCGTCCAATAACCTTCTGGATTATGAAGCATAATGTTAAGCGCCTTGCCATTTCCAGATTGAATAGTCGGTGGTTTTAGATTATGTTGTGTAATAAAACTAATGAACTCATCTGGATATTGACTAGGTAAAGTTGTAATAGATGTGATATCAATCCTAATCATATACTCTACTATTGTTGATCGAATATAATAATAAATATATTACTTTGTGAATTCAATTTTTTTTGAAACAATCATGTATTCTATTTATTCCTATTTTCTCTCTACATAAACATTATAATAGTATAATAGTTATCTTCAGGTATGTAGACATGGTTTGTATATGGATCGTATGTGGTTAGACAATTGTATTCTATTTCATATATTTTATCGCTGTTTTTCGCGGAATCGACCAACCAAAATATGGATTTCCGTAAATCCGTTGATAAAAACGGTGATTTGCCTTGATATCAAGGCATGGATTATAACCGATTATATAGAGAGATGTACTACATGATGTAAGAAGACCACTACATCATGTAGTGGGTCTTTTGTAGTGCTTTTTTCTTGGTTGTATTAGATGGATGTAGGTAAATTACATTTTACCTATTTTTCAATTTGATTTTTCAATTTTTAAAATTACACACAAGGTTTTTGTGTTGTTTTTTGAAAATAGGATTTTGAATTTGAAAAGTGGTGAAAAATGACATGAGAGCATAAAGGTAAGGATCCATTTTTATCATGGAACACTTTGTGATTGTAAAAAATAAGTATTTATATATTTAATATGAAACTATTTAGGCATTTTTTAATGTTCTATATATATAGAACGATTTAGAATGAATTTCATGCCAAAAAATGCCAAGATTTTTCATTGTGATTATTGTAACTTTAAATGTAGTAAAGAAAGCAATTGGACACAACACTTATTAACACTGAAACATATATCTAGAACAAAATTCAACGATTTAGAACAAAAAAATGCCAAAACATGCCAAAAACAATATGAATGTCATTGCGGTAAGACATATACTGCACGGAATAGTTGGTGGTACCACAAAAAGAAATGTATACTTACGACAACTATATCAACCAATAATACAAATAATAATAATATGCTTCATGAAGCGGATACTGGAATTGTAATTGATAAGCATACAATCATGACTATCTTACTACAGAACAAGGAAATGATGACAAAAATGATGGAATTTATACCTAATATGGGGTCAGGTAATAATAATAATAATAGTTTTAATACTCAAAATTTCAATATCCAAATGTTCTTGAATGAGCATTGTAAAAATGCTATGAATTTGACTGATTTTATTGATTCATTACCTATTACATCAGATACATATGATAGTACCATTGAAAACGGATTGACCAAGACGATAACAAACATGTTAGTCAATGGACTTAGTCAGTTAGATATATTAGATCGTCCGATTCATTGTACTGACGCTACTAGGAAGACATTATATGTTAAAGATCATAACACATGGGAGAGAGATAATGAATTACTACATATTCTTAAAGGAATAAAAACACTCTCTATGAAACAACGTACAATGCTTAATAAATGGCAAGATGCGAATAGAGGATGGGATACGAAAGATAATCTACAATCTCGAATGACGCGACTAATATACAATTCCATGACATCCATAGAAAATGATGACAAGGAAACCGGCAAGATCATAAGAGCAGTTAGTAAAAATGTATATTTGGATACAGATACAAAAAATCAATTCAATCAACTTGAATAAAATATACACATAACATATAGTAGTAATCCGCATATTTTATTGCGGTTTTTGACGGAATCGACCAACCAAAATATGGATTTCAGTAAATCCGTTGATAAAAAACTGTCATTTGCCTTGATATCAAGGCATGGATTATAACCGATTATATAGAGAGAGGTACTACATGATGTAAGAAGACCACTACATCATGTAGTGGGTCTTTTGTAGTGTTTTTTTCTTGGTTGTATTAGATGGATGTAGGTAAATTACATTTTACCTATTTTCAATTTGATTTTTCAATTTTTAAAATTACACACAAGGTTTTTGTGTTGTTTTTTGAAAATAGGATTTTGAATTTGAAAAGTGGTGAAAAATGACATGACATCTTAATGGTAAGGACCCATATTTTTTTATTATAAATTTGTTATTGTAAATAAAAGTATTTATATATTTAATATGAAACTATTTAGGCATTTTTTAATGTAACTCTAATATAGAGTTACAATGGATACCATTTTAATGCCAAAAAATGCCAAGATTTTTCATTGTGCTTCATGCGACTTTACATGTAGCAAGGAAAGTAACTGGAATATACATACACACACATCTAAACATAAAAACGGGTACATTGGAGTTACAAATGATACCAATTTAATGCCAAAAAATGCTGAAAAATGCCAGAATACTTTTGTATGTCAATGTGGAAATACATATAAATTCAGACAAGGTTTGTATAAGCATAGAAAAAGTTGTTTGGTACTTCCAGATGATAATAATCAAAAAAATATCATTACAAATACTCATAATACAACTATTGAAAAACATGATATAACCCATAAATTAGTAGAGCTAATCATGTCAAAAAACCAGGAATTCATAACGGAATTAGTGTGTAATATGACACAGTCAAATAAGGATATTATGGAAAAAATGATGGAAATTATACCTAATATGGGGTCAGGTAATAATAATAATAATAATAGTTTTAATACTCAAAATTTCAATATCCAAATGTTCTTGAATGAGCATTGTAAAAATGCCATGAATTTGACTGATTTTATTGATTCATTACCTATTACATCTGAAACATATGATAGTACCATTGAAAATGGCTTGACCAAGACGATAACAAACATGTTAGTCAATGGACTAAGCCAGTTAGATATATTAGATCGTCCTATTCATTGTACTGACGCTACTAGGAAGACATTATATGTTAAAGATCATAACATATGGGAAAAGGACAATGAATTACTACATATTCTTAAAGGAATAAAAACACTTTCTATGAAACAACGTACAATGCTTAATAAATGGCAAGATGCGAATAGAGGCTGGGATACGAAAGATAATCTACAATCTAGAATGACGCGGCTAATATACAATTCCATGACATCCATAGAAAATGATCACAAGGAAACCGGCAAGATCATAAGAGCAATTAGCAAAAATGTATATTTGGATACAGATACCAAAAATCAATTCAATCAACTTGAATAAAGTATACACATAACATATAGTAGTAATCCACATATTTTATCGATGTTTTTGACGGAATCGACCAACCAAAATATGGATTTCAGTAAATCCGTTGATAAAAAACGGTCATTTGCCTTGATATCAAGGCATGGATTATAACCGATTATATAGAGAGATCCACTACATGATGTAAGAGACCCACTACATGATGTAGTGGGTCTTTTGTAGTGCTTTTTTCTTGGTTGTATTAGATGGATGTAGGTAAATTACATTTTACCTATTTTTCAATTTGATTTTTCAATTTTTAAAATTACACACAATGTTTTTGTGTTGTTTTTTGAAAATAGGATTTTGAATTTGAAAAAGTGAAAAAAAAGCGTTTTACAGCATTCAGCTCTCATTTTCATTTTGGAATATTTTTATTTGTGATTGTATTTTTTTCGTATTTTATCGAATTTTTATCAAAAGCATTTAGATATAAAATATACATTCATATATATGAAACAAAATGAAACAAATTTTCCGCCAAAAATATCCAAATTATTTTACTGTAATGATTGCTCCATACGATGTAGTAAAGAAAGTGATTTTATTCGACATTTATCCACTAGAAAACACGAAATGAAACAAAATGAAACAAAAATGAAACAAAATGAAACATGTTTTTCGCCAAAAAACGCCATCCAGAATAAGGTAAGCATGATGCCAGTATATGATCAAAATATACAAAATAAGGTTTCAAAAACCAAGAAAAATGGCGGAAATTCAACAAAAAACGCCGTCAATACAATGTATGAATGTGAAAAATGTGGATTAGAGTTAAAAAGTCGTACTACATTATGGCGACATAGAAAGATATGTTTGACTAATCAATACAAACATACAGCTACCACACATTCTGGTGCACCGACTCACATGATAGAATCGTCTAGTAATTATGTAAGTAGTACTGATTTTAAAGAAATCATCATGTTGATGATGAAAGATAATAATGAATTTCAAAAATCATTTATGGATATACTACCTCATATACAATGTGGTGTGTCTAACAGTCATAACAACATAAATACAAACAGTAATAATACTAATAATTTCAATATCCAAATGTTTTTGAATGAGCATTGTAAAAATGCCATGAATTTGACTGATTTTATTGATTCATTACCTATTACATCAGATACATATGATAGTACTATTGAAAATGGATTAACCAAGACGATAACAAATATGTTAGTCAATGGACTTAGCCAGTTAGATATATTAGACCGTCCGATTCATTGTACTGATGCTACTAGGAAGACATTATATGTTAAAGATCATAACACCTGGGAGAGAGATAATGAGTTATTACTTGTATTGAAAGGAATAAAAACACTTTCTATGAAACAACGTACAATGCTTAATAAATGGCAAGATGCGAATAGAGGATGGGATACGAAAGATAATCTACAATCTCGAATGACGCGGCTAATATACAATTCCATGACATCCATAGAAAACGATGACAAGGAAACCAGCAAGATCATAAGAGCAATTAGCAAAAATGTATATTTGGATACAGATACCAAAAATCAATACAATCAACTTGTATAAAATCTGACTAATGAATGCTTCCTATCATTTTACATCATCCCGACTTAGATGATGTAAAATGATACAAATAAAAAATGAGTAATAAGCGAACAACTTATTACTCATTTTTATGTTTTTGTTCTATAATAATAACATTTGAATTTGTAAAGACGCGATTTTTATCATGTATGATTCGATATGTAATTATATGTTATGTGTTTATTTGGTATTTGTATGAAATCTAGACCTTCTTAACAATCTTCTTCACGATCTTCTTCTTAGCAGGCTCTGATGAAGATGTCACAACGGCAGCGGCTTCTTCAACTGCTTGTGTAACAGTTGCCTTGACATTATCTTCATCGTCCGAATCTTCAACTGCTGTATTGATCTCATGATCCGAATCTTCCTCTTCAACCTCATCATCTACATTCTGCGTTATTAGCTTCTCCTTGTCTTCAGGGGTAATGAATACATGACAAGTTCCTCGCATAGTTGCCTTGGGCTTAACAATGCCCTGAAACAACTTCCAGGTAACGCCAAACTTTCCATTTACAAACCAAAGACCACCACAAAGGACAACCAGCGCGACATGCGATCCCTTGATAATCATGTCCTTAGGCGTTTGTAGTCCTCCATCTGGGTCTGGGTAGATCGCCTTTTGATTGACATCATATAGTTCAGTCTTCCATTCGCCTTCCCAAAAAGGAACCTTGACCATCAAAGTAGGAGATCTGGTATAGTCATGCTCTCCGGTATCCTTGTTCTTAGGATACTTTAGCATAGGAGTCCACAAAGCATCAACCGTGTCCTCGCTCATCTTGGCCTTACCAAACCAATCCTTGGAGTTTGCGATTGCGTCTGCCTTAATTCTGTTTTCAAATTCAATCATATTATTTAGGAAATTAGTAGTCTCTGTCTTGGCATATTCCTCGCTAGGAAACTGAAGAGCCATATCATATGTTACACGCCCACTCTTTTCATCGACATGCTCATTAATACCCCATGTTAGCATAAGAGGGGTTGAAATATAAGTAGCACTGTTACTTCCGCTATTAAGAATACCAACACTCTTACCGCCTCGGGCATCAACCTTTAGCTTAGAGTACTTGATATCCGAAGAAGCAGAGAAATCAGCGCCAGAAAGAATAGTCTTAGAACCAGTCATCTTGTATAGTATACTATATCATATCCTATATTCTTTAAATCAATTTTTTTTATATAAATAATAAAATAAATAAAATACATACAGCATACCTGGTGTAATATATATTGTCCAATGTTATATATTACATCACATTTTAATTCAAAAATATCCAATAGTGTAATTACGCCAACCTCAAAGAAATAGAGACTGACAATATAATATCCTAACTAGACTATGTCATATAGATAATAATATAAAAAAAAATTATCATGATATATTAATGAGTAAAAATAATACGAGGTTATTAGGTAACAAACCAACGCGTACATCATTATATAAAAAACCGACAGCTGGTAAAAAGGAGGAAAATTTGTTAGCAAACGAGTTTAAAATCGTAACAATGAGTAATTATGATCATATAAATACCAATGTTTATAAATTATGTCAACTCAAAGAAATGTGTAAGTATTACAAATTAAAACAAAGTGGTAATAAGAATGAACTGAAAGGTAGGCTATATGATTATTTAAGATATTCTCTCTACGCAATTAAGATACAGAGATTATTGAGAGGATATTTATTGAGAGAATATATACATGGGTCTGGACCCGCATTAAAGAATCGGGTCTTGTGTGTGAATGACACTGATTTTGCGACTATGGAACCATTGGAAGATATAGTATATAATCAGTTTTATAGCTTTAAGATACATGATAGTGTATATGGTTGTGATATATATTCTCTCAATCAATTGGTTAACAAATATAAAGAAGATGAATGTATTCGCAAAGGTTATGAAATCAAAAATCCATACAACAGAGAGATAATACCGATAAATATAATATCAAATTTTAATCGGTACTTACGGTTAGCAAAGTTGTTACGGATTCCACATACGATAGTATCTGAAGAAGAACAAGTCGATCCAAAAAAGAAAATGGAAATGAGAATTATAGAATTATTTCAATATATCAACGAACTGGGGAATTATGCTGATAGTACATGGTTTGTTAATTTACCAAGACACATGTTAGTCTTATTTATTCGAGAGGTATATGATATATGGAATTATAGATCTCAATTATCGCCCGAAATGATGATGGAAATAGTTCCTAATCATGGAAATCCATTCATGGGTATGTCATTACATTTAGCACAATCACAAGGTGACGATTTTTTAAGAAATACGGCATTAAGAATTATAGAATATTTGGTAAAATCCGGACATACAACAGAAAATAGATCATTAGGGGCATATTATGTATTGGCTGCACTAACTTTAGTAAGTCAAGATGCTCGAAACGCACTACCATGGTTGTATCAATCGGTCGCCCATTGAAAAAATACGCGTTTTTTATTTTAAATTAATAACATTTATAATAAATATTTATGATGATAACCCATCATAACATTATTATATATATAATGCGTAAAAACACTTAAAAAGATATATCGTATTAGTGTATAATGGCAAAGAATACCAAGACACCCACCACCACTTCCACCAAGACTGCTTCCAAGACTGCTTCTGCTCAAGCAGTTGAGACACCCGCCCCTCTCGTTGAGGCTGCCCCCGCCGTCGCGGCTGAGACAGCTTCTGATGCCGCTGTCGAGGGAGTATCCACTATTTTCGGTCAATTCACTGATTTCATGGCTAAGCTTCAAGCAGTGAGCGCACACATGTCTTCTCTTCGTACTGAGTTCAGAAGCCTAGAGCGTCAAGTTACTCGTGACCTTAGAGCTGCTGCCAAGATCAATCTCAAGCGCAAGCGCAAGTCTGGAAACCGTGCTCCTTCTGGATTTGTTAAGCCTACCCTTATCTCCAATGAGCTTGCTGCGTTCCTTAACAAGCCGGTCGGAACTGAGATGGCTCGCACTGAGGTGACCCGTGAGATCAACGCATACATTCGTGAGCACAAGCTTCAAGACAAGGAGAATGGTCGCAAGATCATTGCCGATAAGAAGCTTGTTGGTCTTCTCAAGCTCAAGAAGGGCGATGAGCTAACCTACTTCAACCTTCAAAAGTACATGTCTCCTCATTTTGCCAAGGCAAGTGATAAGGTGGCCGTTGCTACTGTTGCTGCTGTTTCTGCTTAAAATATTTGTAGTACATCTATAATTGTCAGATCATTTCTTTGACAATACATATAAAATAAAGCAAACAAGCAAACAAGCAAACAAGCAAACAAACAAAAATAAAAATAAATTAAATGCTACCGCGTTTAATGAGATGGTTAATCCATCTGATTAAATAATATGTTTCTTTTTAGTCAATATAATCGATTATTAGTCTACAAATAAGAAATTTTCTTTCGTCATGATCGTTTTTAAATTACTTAAATTAACAGGACCATTCACTATCTTTATATTTTCGTAGTTTTTATATTCTACCATGTTAGATAGACTAAACATCTGAACTGTATTGTATAACACGTATATATTATCAATATAGTCGGTGTTTACATCAAGCCATTCGTAAAAATTATCATCGCCGCTCTTTTTAAACTTCTTAAAATACTTTAATGTGTTTGACAAAGTAGTATTCACATTATTCGTTGTATTATAATCTGTTCCAGATACGACACATACATATTGAAACTCGGTCATATTCATATCTATTTCTCTCAACATACTAGGCAAGTCATATAGAATAACATTTTTATTGAGCAAGCTTAAATATCGTAATACGCGGTTACATCCATATACAAATAGATCCATATCTTCACTCAAACAGGCATATGCCTTGTTTTTACAAACCATCTTGGCACATAATTTATCTGATTCACCTGGAGCTTCTACATAAGATACACCATATGATTGTATCAGTGTTTTCACATTTTCAATGTCTACATGATTAATACGTATAAATTGTCTTTTTAGATTGAGCATATTTTCTTTTAATTCTACTTTTTCTTCTTCGTTTGCGCTGTACAAACTTTGTTCAAGCAGTCGATACTTTTCTTGTGCCTCTTTTTTTTCCAACTTTCGTTGCTTTAATAATAACTCCTTTTCAATTGGTGGTTTTCCGTCAAAGACAAATAGTGGAATAATATTATATTGTCTGAATATAGAAATCATCAAGTAAAAGTTTTCTAATAACGCTCCCTCACCCATAAAACGATATAAATATATACTAGTATCCACGACGATCTTTTTCCCACTCAATTCTGATAAATGAATCTGATTTATCGATTCGTTACATGAATGTTGTAAATATTTGTTTAAATGTTTAATGCCCATGCTATATTATTCGTTAGCTATAGTATATTATATTATAATAATAATATAATATAGTTATAATCAATCAATTTTAATCGAATATCTAAATCATAATATGACTAGTTACTTAGTGTGTAAAATTAGTTATGCTAGTCATTTTCAATGATTTACTATTCGGATAGTCTTGTTTAATATCCACCCGATTCAAAATTTTTTCTATTCGTGTAATATTCTTAATCATGGGTGAATAACGAACACACTCTTGTATTAAGCTCAAAAATTTATCTAGATTATTGGGTGTTTTTTTAAATAGCAATAGAGAGGTGTTGTTCTTATTACACCAATTCATGAATTCACTATAATTGTTGATTAGTATACCCGAAATAATATAATAACTGAATACGGGAGATTTTTCGTGGTATAAATGATTACATGCAGCAATATTATCATGATTTTTATGTGTTATCATCTTATAATTCAAGTCCATGAATTGTAATATTTTCAAGGCATGAATTAGTGAATGGTTAGCCTCAATCAACATATTTGTATGAAATCGTTGTATGAATTGTTCACTGGGTGTATATATCGATTTGATCATTTTCGTGCTACTAACATCATTAGATACTTGATTATATGTGTAAAACATGACATTTATTATTCTAGCCCAAGTCTCACTATAACTTTCATATAGTTTGTACTCTATATTCACATTGAATATCTCTCTTAATTTCATGTTTACATGATATAAATGTATGTCTGAAAAATCTAACCCGAAGTTGTGGAAGGTTTCATGAATGAATACTTTGAACCATTCTTCTTTTCGATATATTACGATTTCGGTATCTTTCTTACACCCAGTCGTATATCCACTATTAACATGTTCGGCATTCAAAGTAATTAATTGATTTACCGGGAACTCTTTTTTAAATGGAGTCATATACAAATATAAAGATATTGACTTGGAACATTTTCCAACAGCATATTTATTAATAATATATATCCACATATAAATCATATTTACTGCCTTATTCATTTCCAACACTTGTTCCGAAGACAATTCGTCGAATAGAATAAAGTATAGGTTAACCTCACGACCATCTACCTTACTTGAGTAATGAAGACTACATGAGGCCTCGTCGTTGATATATTGCTGAATATGGGTAGGAAAAAAATAGCTGTCATATATAGATGGTTTCGGTATTTGTGATATCATGTTGATCGTTGTTAATTTATAATTAAAGGCAGTTCCTTTTTTTAAGTTGCTAGTGTATTTATTAGCCGAACTGAAATGAGAGTATAAAGTATCGACTACATGTTTAGTATCTGACATATTTATATATTCATACCTTGTAGCATCTTTTAATTTAATAGATGAAGAGTTGTTTATAGTATCATCATTCATGTGTTATTATACTATAAACAGAGTTTCTTTTATTTTAGTTTCGAATAATAATATAATCTATTACTTATTCCGGAATATCTAGTTATTGGATACGATTTCGAACAATCATCAACTGGTTAGAAACATCTGGTTCCATTCCTTGACGATATAACAATAGTTTGGCCTTTTTAGTGTTGAGTAATATATCCTTCATATCTAAATTTTGACTAAACTTTGCATATAAAGCATCCTCTAGTATTTTATCACCTAGTCCTTGAAAGAAAGAATCGTCGATCTTAATATCACTAGGCCGTAATAAATCCTTTTTATGTTTGCCTGATTTAGATCCAGATGACTTGGCCATATCAACATCCTTTGAAATAGTAGAACCACTATCTAGAGAGAAAAGAAGATAAAATTCCTTGTTTGTATTTTTAAATTTACCGGCCTGGTAGTAATGTTCTACGGTCTTCCACTTGTGGCCGTCAAGTTGAAATGGCGACTCATACTCATTGTCTAATTTTCGTCGCCACTCTGGTATTTGAGCCAGTACGGAAAAATCTTTAATCTTATCGGATGGTATTTTCTCTCCAGTACCTTTACCAGGTAAAGGTTTATTATTTGATTTTATATAATACTGAAACACAATATCATCAGTGTATAACTCATTGTCACTTTCTTTAATGACCTCTATGTCTAAATCGATCGGCTCGTCTATACCCAATTCCGTATTAAACAGTTTGAACTGCGGAATCAAACTATATGGACCGGACTGTCTTTCTAGACACTTATTTGTGATTAACAGTTTGATAGTGTACGGTATTTCTGTAAAATTAAATATGCGAGAATTTTTATAAGTAATTAGCTTATAATGACTACCTGTATAGTCAAGTAGAATATAATACTGAGGTTCAAATACACCATTGTCTTGTAATATATTATCATTTAATTGTCCACATTGTAATACATTTAATTTGTCTCCTTGTTCCCATGATTCACTAGAAAATATAACTAGTTTGATATTTAATACGCGTTCTAAAGTAGAAATTGCCCAGGTATCTCCCCAGAAATCACATGTTTTAACAACGCGTTTGAAATCATCAATCGTTTGTATGTTTTTCATAAATCTAAATTCATGTAATAAATCCTTGGTTACTTTGGATTCGAGTTTTAGAATTTTGTATTTATCTGCTACTATCTTGGCATTTTCTACTATTTTCTCCTGTTCGTTTCTGTCTTTAGAATTTCTTAGGCGATCTCTTAACTCATTTATATTTTTACTCATTTCTTTCATATTAATGTCGGATTCACGAATAACAGACATAAACATGTCGTATTGTTCTTTGTAGTTTTTAAATACTTCGTCGTCAATCTCCATTGACAATTTGCTTCGTATTTCCATTACACTCATATCCTTACCATCCCCTTTTAAAGCATCTCTAATTACCGAGAATAAACAGTCTCCACCACCTTCATTATCTATAAGCTTGTATTCGTTACTTTTTAAATATTTTTGTATCCAAGGATTGGTTTTCTCTTCCGTATATTCTCCTAGTTCTAATTCGACTTGTTTTTCATTCTGTTCTGGTAGAGATATATCTAATTCGTCTTGTATTTTCTCTCTATCATCACCATCATCCTCATCATCATCATCCTCATCATCATCAACCTCATCACCATCAACCGCATCATCAACCGCATCACCATCAACCTCATCACCCTCAGCATCGTTTTTATCTTTCTTCTGATTCGGCTTATTGTATTCAGGACTAGTTGTAATATTTTTGGTCGTACTTTGTAATAACATGGGTGTGACAAACTTGTATAACAATGGTTGATCAACCTTATCTAGTTCAACATCCCCATCTTCATCTATTATATTTGGCAGTTGATTTGCCATAATTTCATATACGCCGATCTGTTTACTAACCTTGTCGTCTTTAACCAAATAGATTGGATAATATATAATATCATCGTCTATGAATGTGTACTTTGCTTGTCCTAAAGCAATAACAACAGTAACTCCTAAAACATAGACTTCATACATAGAAGCATCGTAATCTTTATCTTCACCATCTAACTTCTTTAGTTCCGGATAGTTAATTTTAGTATTTAAAATCGAATTCACCATTATAAAGTATTTAGATATAAATATTTACATGTTTACACATTTTTACAGATATACACGATAACTGATAGTATTATTACTTGTTGTAATGTAATAATCAAATGTCTATTATGGAAACACTACGAATTTCGTAAAAAAAGGATCATTTTGTAATTCGACAATATAGTGCCAGTATCGTCGTCGGTTATACACTTGGAACGAATTTTCTGGATTATTCTCATATTCAATAATTTGAACAATCAAATCGTCTTTTTTGAGTTTGTTTTTTTTAATATTATAGTAGCTGGATATGTGTAGTAACATTTTCATATTGTAATTTTCAGAATAGTCGATAATTTGCGCCGTAATTATATCATCGTGTATATTTATATTTTCAATATTGGTTATAGTATCATTAATCTGGTTATGTGCTTCATAATCAATTGCGGAAAAGAAGTTATCATCGTCTAATATATCAGGTATTGGTGTAAATGATTTATCTTCTTCAACTATCTGGTAATATATTTCATTTTTCTCTACATTTGGGGTAACCATGGTGAAATAGTAATATTATAATAAAAAATATGTATATAATTTTTATTATATTTTTACGCGGATTTATATTTATTTATCATTACATGACATCATTCAGGAAGATTATCCAATACAGGAGGATACTTATTTACATTTATCAAGCATATCCATATGCTTGAACTTTATTTTATGCGTAATGCCTTGTTGTTCTTGTAAATTAACATCTTTAACGCGTTTTATGTTTACATAGATATTCGCCCAGTTTTCATGAGAAGAGATGATTTTGAAATCAATATTGGTTAGTAGTATAAATAAATTTTCAGACAATTCTTCATTTTCCATCTTACATTTTTCATTACCCATACCAGACATGATGCGTCCTTGAACATTATTAATATTTTGTATTATACAGTCTAGATCGACAACTTTATTTTTGTATAAATTACACAAGAACAGACTCATTGATCTGCGTTTTTCGTTCAATATATTTATTTCGCAAAATTTATCATAGTTTTCATCAGGCAATACAAATTCCATATTTTCAAATAGCTTCATAAATTCTTTAATGTTATATTCGATAATAGACGACATGAAGTCATAATTGTTTTTCAATTCATTACACAATCTAGCATAAATACTACTGTTGAATTTGTTGTTAGTAGCCATATTAAATATAGCATACCCTATTAAATTCAATGAATCCTCATCATATTCATCAGTTTCTAATATACTATGTAATGTTTCATTTATATTGACTATTAATTTATCATATGTTTTATCTGTCATTTTGTTGATTAATAGACGAAGGGTATCAATATCCTTTTGAATGCCCTCCTTTTTTACAATCTCGGTTTTCTTAAATGTTCTAATAGAATCCCAATCTTCACCATCATTGTTGTTATTATCATTTACGCGTCGTTTCTTTCTAGCAAATTGTTTATCGTTGTTATTTGTAAACGACGGTGTCTTAACATAAGTGGGTGAACATACCTGATCTGTAAGACTATTTATCAATGCTATCGTAACCTCTGGTAGTTGGAACGGATTTTTACATCCCCACCCAATGCCCTCAATATCCTTAATAGTATAGATACAGGTGTTCATTCTATTCTATTATAGTATATTGGTACTATATTTATAATTCTATATCAATTTTTTTAATATTAATTATACGAATATACTTAAATAATAAGTATGTATTTATCATATGGATAATACAAGTACACTTATAGATAAAACGACAGATATAAATCATGTGGATGAAATTAGTAATTGGCATGATTTAAATATGAAAGAAAATCTTTTACGAGGTATTTTCAGTTATGGGTTTGAGACGCCTAGTCCAATTCAAAAGCGTGCCATTAAGCCAATGATTAGTGGTAGGGATATTATTGCCCAAGCTCAGTCAGGTACAGGTAAAACCGGGGCATTTACAGTATCTGCGATTGAGTTGGTAGATGTGACTCTAAAGGAAATTCAAGTGCTGATAATGGCTCCTACTCGCGAGCTGGCTACACAAATCATTGGAGTATTAGATAATCTGGCCACTTTTATAGACGGTTTTAATAGCAAACTATTGATTGGAGGGACATCTATGGATAAAGATATTAAGGATATTGAAGAGAGACCGCATATAATAGTAGGTACACCTGGGCGTGTATATGATATGATTCGTAGGAAAAAAATAAACGCCAAGACATTAAAGTTGTTAATATTGGATGAAGCGGACGAGATGTTGTCATCCGGTTTTAAAGAACAAATCTATAATATATTCCAGTTTTTAGGAACCGATGTTCAAGTAGCCTTGTTTAGTGCTACTTTGCCTCTTGAAATTCAGAGTTTAACTGAAAAGTTTATGAGAGATCCAGTAAAAGTGCTGGTGAAAACAGAGAGTATTACATTAGAGGGTATTAAGCAATATTATGTAGCACTTGAAGATGATAACCAAAAGTTTGATACACTAAAGGACATATTTCATACAATATCATTGAGTCAATGTATTATATACTGTAATAGCATTAAGCGTGTAAACGATTTATCGGAAGCACTACTTAAGGATGGGTTTCCGGTATGTTGTATACATAGTGGTATGGATAAAGATGGTAGAACAAAAGCTTATAAAGATTTTACATCTGGATCTGCGAGAGTATTGGTTTCATCTAATTTAACCGCCAGAGGTTTAGATGTTCAACAAGTGAGTACGGTTATAAATTTCGATCTGCCCAAAGATATTCATAATTACATACATAGAATTGGTAGATCTGGAAGATGGGGGCGAAAAGGCATGGGTTACGAGGCGTGATCTTCGAAAAATAAAGGAAATAGAACAGTATTATAATACGCAAATCGAAGAGATGCCTGCTCAATTTTCAGTTGTATAATAAGCGAATCACATTATTACTACATTGTTACTTTCCGTTAGAATATGGTTTTCGTCTAATTCGTAAATAATAACTTTATTAATTAAAATTATTATTTAAATGACTATATCTGAGCTTGTATTTGAACCAGCATCCAATATAGAATTCAAATCTTTACCAGAATCAGACTCCTTACCTGAACCAAAACCAGCCCCAGAACCAGAGCCAGAACAAGAACCACAACCAAAACCAGAACAAGAACCACAACCAAAACCAGAACCAGACCCAGAACCAGCCCCAGAACAAGAACCACAACCCGAGTCCTTACCCGAACCAGCATTTAAATTACCAATTTTTTATATAAAATCCAAAGAAAAAATAGATAAAAACATTATAGATGATTTAGAATTGTTAAAAATAAATGATACAACAGAAGAAAGGGAACCCTTATTACATACCATATTTGCTCCCAATAGTAAAATTGGTAAACTAAATATAAATAAACAAATGGAGTATTTTACAACAGACAAAAAATATTTAAAACAGACCCAAAGTATAATAAAAACATGGAAAGACGATATGACCAATAACGAAACCAAACCAGTATACGATGATTTTTACGATCTATGGGTTTCTTTAAAACAAGATACAACCTTTATAGATAGATATTATTACGTGGATGTAGAATATTTTAAATTTTTAAACAATTCATCTTCGTTTTTACAGATATTAAGTATTTATAATTTAATTAGTCCTATTCTAAGTCTAATCTTGCCTATAATTTTACTATTGGTGCCTTTTTTTATGTTAAAATTCAATGGTATACCTATTACGATAACTAGCTATTATGAGGTTCTGACAAAAATATTTTCAAAACATGCCCTAGGAAATATGTTTAATATTATGTCGGACATTTCAATAGAGCAACGAGTATACGCTATTGTATCAGTGTTATTCTACTTTTTTTCTATATACCAAAACACTCTTGTGTGTTATCGATTTTACAAAAATTTTAAGTCTATCCACGACAATCTGTTCCTAACAAGAGAATATTTGAAAACCACCATAAAAAATATGGATCGGATAGAAGAATATGTGGGATCACACAGCACATATGTCAAATTTATACAAGACATTAAGATAAATCGTGACAAATGTATCATGCTATTTAACAGTCTAGATAAGATACTACCATTCAAAATGAACACACTCAATCGAAAAATAAGTGAAATCGGATATATAATGAAATGCTTTTATGAATTTAGATGTAGTGTAGATGTAAATGATATAATAGAATATACTTTAGGTTTCAATTCTTATATGGAACATATGAACAGTGTATGTAGACTTGGTAGAGAGAAATTAATAAACAAATGTTCATTTGGAACCAAAACTAAATTAAAAGACGCATTCTATCCCTATTTGTCGAATAATAGTCTTCCAGTTAAAAACCATATATCATTAGATAAAAATATGATCGTAACTGGGCCCAATGCATCTGGTAAGACAACCATATTAAAAACTGTAATATTAAACTTGATTTTCTCTCAATCGTATGGTTACGGGTTTTATTCCAAAGCATCCGTGGTATTATATGATAAGATTCATTGTTATTTAAATATCCCAGATACATCTGGTAGAGACAGTCTGTTTCAAGCCGAAGCTAGACGGTGTAAAGATATAATTGATAGTTTAGAAGACAATTCAAAACACTTTTGTATATTTGACGAACTATTTTCAGGGACGAATCCGAATGAAGCTTGTGCCAGTTCATATGGATTTATAAAGTACTTGATAAATCGAAAAAATATGGATTTTATCTTGACGACTCATTTGTTGGATTTATGTAATTTATTAAATAATGTCGTCAATAATGGTCATATGGTTGTGAATCGAACAGATAATTTTAATTTCAGTTATACATACAAAATAAAATCTGGAATATCGACAGTCAAGGGTGGATTAAAGGTACTATTCGACTTGAAATATCCTGATTCAATATTACATTTATCAAATGAAATCATTCAAACCATGTAAAATATAGTATGTAACTCACCAACAACTGTGTCGGTCATTTTCTTTACAGGTGGGCGGTGTAATATGACAATGAAAAATGAAGAAGGAAGAATGAAGAATGAAGAATGAAGAATGAAGAATGAAGAATGAAGAATGAAGAATGAAGAATGAAGAAGGAAGAATGAAGAATGAAGAATGAAGAATGAATACGTTTATTTTCGTGTTTATTTATATTTCAATTAATTAATAATGCTTGATATTTTAACAAACCCGATTACCTTATTATGTTTAGGAATTGTATTTTTATTAATTTCATTATTGTTTTTTTATTTCAAGAGAACAATTAGTGTGTTAGAAAAGGCACAAATGGAACAAGCACATATATTACAATCATTTATATCTAATATGGAAATGTCGCGTGCTATACCGTATAACAATATAAATCATAATGGACTACTACCATTTAATAAACAGAATAAGAAGGTCAGCACTACTGATGATAACAAAAATAATATAGATATTGTAAATAACGATGATTTAATAACTGTATCTGATGACGGATATAAAGATATAAGATCAAAATCTGTCAATTATGACAATCTGGTTATTGGAATGGGTATGGTAGATAATAAAATTAATCGCGACGAGGATAGTGATGACGAGGATAGTACCCACGAGGATAGTAACCACGAGGATAGTAACCACGAGGATAGCGATGACGAGGATAGTGATGACGAGGATAGTGATGACGAGGATAGTGTTAATGTGGATAGTGTTAATGTGGATATTAATGAGGTCAATATTGTAGACGAATATAAGAAAAATGACAACAAAATAGAGGACATCGCAAATCTAAACACACCTGTTGAAAATATTAAGGTAATTCAGTTAGTGGACGAGGAATTATTAGATATAAAGGATTATATACAATCAAATAACAAAAGTTTAGAAGAATTCGACCATAATTTTCATTCTATTTTAGACACCGGTTCTGTATCTGGTTCAGATTCAGATTCAGATTCAGACTCACAATACGATTCAGACTCGGATGGAGAGATAGAGTTACCCATGAATAGAGTTACTCCGGGATTGGATAATAAGATGGAAACTAGCACAATAATTAAAAAGAATGTAATCCATTCTTTAGAAAAAGATACAAATAAACATATGTTCCATACTAATACGAATACTGACTCACCCAGTTTAGATATAAAGTCGTTAAATGTACAATCATTAAGGCAACTTGCCGAAAACAAACAATTAGTCCAATCAGGAGAAAAAAAATCAAAGAAAGAACTAATAAAATTACTGGAAAGTCATAAGCAATAAATACATTTTCTCTATAAGTATATATACAATGAGTTGGGGTACATGTTATGCTGGATCTAATAATATTCATTTCGATTTTCCACCTATAATGATGGACGGTAGAAATTATGCCAAGTGGCAACCAGGTTCTGTTATTAACCAAGAGATAAGAAAGCAAAATGATATTAAGAGTAACTGGCAGTATAGACAGTATCTGACGAAGAATGCCGACGATATCATTAAATCTAATCAGCTAGAAGCATGTGATAATTGTTGTTATTGTCCTTCCATAAGAAGTGGAGAGGCAGTACCAAATACTCCTTTTTTATACAAGTCGTGTATGGAAAAGTCGCAACCATACGGATATGAGGACAGTGATTTAAAAAATATGTATTTATCTAGACAACAACTTGAAAGTAGGATGATTGCTCCTATTCTTACACAAGAACAATATATGATACAAAAGTATCCAAACCCGAATTAGAAAGATGACAACTATTCAACCATTTAACTTTTTCATTCTTTACACTTTAGAAATCACAATTTTTCATTTTTTATTTATTACTTATTTTAGTAAATAAAAGAATATACATATAATCTCCAAAGGTGTATATGAAAGTTTTAAGTATAGATGTCGGTATAAAGAATTTGGCGCTATGTTTGTTCAATATAACATCTGATACATGCTATTCAATAGATACATGGTGTGTGAGTAATTTATGTTGTGAAAACAAAATCAGTTGTAGTATATGCGAAAAATCCGCAAAATACACATACAATAATGTTTATTATTGTAAAAAACATGTAAAGAATTCGGGTCATGATATTATTCCAGTCGAATTAGAAATTAATAAACTCAAGAAGAATAAGATAGCAGATTTGAAAACAATATTAAACAACCACAAAATTCAATTTGATAATACAAAAAGTAAAATACTAATCATAGAGGAGATACAACATTCAACTGAGACTGAATTTGCCATACCATTTAATAATACTATAAAAACAACCGATTTAAGTCTAATAGATATTGGTATCAACCTAAAAAACGAAATGGATAAATTATTTAAAAATATAATTATAGATACTATCATTATTGAAAACCAAATCAGTCCAATAGCGAATCGCATGAAAACATTACAGGGTATGATCGCACAGTATTTTATTATGAATAATGTAACAGATATTCATTTTATTTCAGCTGCGAACAAACTAAAAGACTTTTTAGTATGTAAACAAACTACTTATTCCGAAAGAAAGAAGAAAGGTATCGATGTTTGTGAAGAAATACTAATAAATAATCATTTATTAGCTGACAATTTAAATACATTTATAACAAGTAAGAAGAAGGACGATTTGGCCGATTGTTTCTTACAAGGTCTGTGGTTTTTAAAAGAAAAACTCCATATCAATTTGTAGACGACAATATACTGATATTTTACTGTAAGATAATGTAATGTAAGGTAAGGTAATATAAGGTAATATAAGGTAATATAAGGTAATATAAGGTAATATAATGTAACAAGATGATATACCACAATATATTACACCATTCTTATTTAAATATTTAGTGGGTTTGATTTAAAATTAAATGTTCTTAATAAAACATAATGACAGGACCAGAAATAATCGATATCAATTCATTGGGGACCAGAAGCACAATCAATATAGACAATTCATTAGATGATATTGAAGATTTTAATATAGGTAGGGGAGGCGGAAGATCATCTAGTTTAGGGGCAGGTATTGAGCTATTAATGAACGATCGAAAAAAATCAAGCAATGGAAACGGTTTATCATCGGAGATTGATTTACACGATTTAGATAATCTAGAGGATGAGCTGAATGAAGTTTCTACACCAAAGAGAAGCATGAAATCAACGCGATCCGATATTTTTTCTAGTTCATTTAAATTGAATAAGGATGTAGACGGTGGTGATACCGCAGATGAGGCAGATGATAAAGATACCAATATCCGTTTAGAGCCAATGAATCTAGGAAAATCCACTAAAAATCAGTTAGATGATGATAAAAAAACATGGGATGGGTATGGTAAATTCAACAATATCCCTATTAATCCAGACATTGTAAAAACATCAACCGAACCTCAAATGACAAAGGAGGATCTTCTCAAGGAAAAATTTACCTATCTTCAAAAACTAGAGGGTCTTGAAAATAAGGGTGTGAAACTCACTAAAAAATATGACATGGAGTCTAATTTGTTGGAAATGCGCGGTGAATACGAAACAGTTGTTGCTGAAAAAGAAAGGAAGAATTCAGTCAAGTTTCAAGGTAAAATGATGATGGCGTGTATTACCGGGCTGGAGTTTTTAAACAATAAATTTGATCCATTTGATGTGAGATTGGATGGATGGTCTGAGCAAATCAATGAGAATATTGATGACTATGATGAAATTTTTGCTGAACTACATGAAAAGTATAAATCAAAGGCAACTATGGCTCCTGAATTAAAATTATTATTCCAATTGGGTGGAAGTGCCCTAATGGTTCATATGACAAACAGTATGTTCAAGTCAGCCATGCCTGGAATGGATGACATTATGCGTCAAAACCCAGAATTAATGCAACAATTTACTAGTGCTGCGGTTAATTCAATGGGAGCAACAAATCCGGGTCTAGGTGGTTTTATGAATTCAATGATGAACGATAACCAACGATCTAGCCAACATTCACAATCATCGGCGCCGGCTTCTTCAAATCGTCCACCACAAATGAATCCACAATTCACAGGACGAACTAATGGACCTCCTCCTGTCCCAATTGCGACACAAGGCCCCCAATCCGTGCCGCCCCCGGTTAGACCAGGATATGTTCCATTATCCAATCGACCAGATATTAACGCCAGTCGTGAAATTCCATCCTCGGAAAAATCGAGACGTCCTGAAATGAAGGGTCCTACAGATATATCTAGTTTATTATCTGGATTAAAAGTTAAAAAGACGGAAGTGAACATTCAACAAGATCGTGATGAAAAAGGAAGTACGATCAGTATAAGCGAGTTGAAAGAACTACAAAACGACAATATTCCATTGAAATCAAAAAGACGAAAATCAGAACGCAATACTATCAGTCTTGATATTTAGAGAGACAACTAATACCCCAAATTTATTTGTGATGTGAACATGATAAGAATTTATAAAGTATAACGAATACTTTATAAATAATTCATTAAACGGTTTAATAACTAAATCATCGTTGGTGTAAACAAAGAGGTAGGTGATTACTACGATTACTACGATTACTATACACTAAACCTATAACAATAACATGTGATATTATAAAATACAATAAGGTGTAATAAGAAAACAAGACTAATCTGATGTTAAAATTATTTCGCTTATATATATATATATATATATATGTCATCCGACATACATGTTGAAGAGGTGCCAAACCCTTCATTTGGACATTTAGATATAAATATAAGTCGCACGTATACAAATATTTTATTGATAGATGATCAAGTGAGGGATTATCAAACAATTGTTGATTCAGTCAATACAAATACTTTCCCAATAGTATATTCGTCGAATTCATCCAAGGCCGATATTCTTACCTTATTACAAACACATTTTACTGACATTAATAGAATTGGTGTTTGTTTTACATCAACTATAGGAACACCCGGACAGTTATTTTTAGACAATAAACCATTTATGCGAATAGATAAGCATATAACGGTTACGGATACTAATACAAATCTCGTAATAGACATGAGTACAAATACTACATCAAATACAAATATATTGTCAGAAAACATATATCAAGAGGATGAATTGAACCCAGAAATCGGGTTCGATCCGAGTATGAATATGAACATGAATATAATGCCATCCACGATTAGTACAACAACATATTCTATACCCGATATAAGTTTAAATGTTTTACATGATATAAGCTTGAATACTTTACCGGATATTAGTTTAAATATTATTTACGATGAAAATTTGAATGAGTATAGTGAAAACTTTGATTTTATTGTAAAAATTATAACCGATTTTAAAGTGAAAAACATCGATTATTTAGCATGTAATACACTATTGACCCCCGAATGGAAAATATATTACAACATGCTATATGAAGTGACAAATGTCACTATTGGAGCATCCGATGACAAAACCGGAAATCTGAAATACGGAGGTGATTGGATCATGGAAAGTACGATGGAGGATGTAGAGATGGTTTACTTTACCCAAAAGATCGAACTTTACAAATTTTTATTTGATACTATAGATTTGGATCAAGCATCTTTTACAGCAATAACTTCCTTATCATTAAATGGTGGAAATACATACAATTTAATAGAAGATGTAGTACTAACAAATAATTTCTATTTCACATTTGATGGTCCAGATGTCATATTCGACGGACAAGGTAATACTATCGATATATCAGGAGTCATTAATTTCAACGGCCTGTTTTTTAATGGAACGATTAGTGTGAATGGAAAAAATAATATTACTATAAAGAACTTGGGTGTATTAAGTAGCGGTTCGACGATCTTAGCAACAAATGGTGGATGGATAGGTCAACCGTATTTTGGAAGAGGTGCGACTAATAATAATATAGAATACTGTTATTCAACTGGTGCGATATCCGGTAGTGTTTCAGGTGGAATTTGTGGACGGTCTGCTGGTTCCAATTCTGGTATAGTGACCATTACATACTGTTATTCTACCGGTGCGATACCCGGTGGTTATTCAGGTGGAATTTGCGGGTCTTATGTTGGTTCCAGTTCTGGTACAGTTACTATTACAGATTGTTATTCTACCGGTGCGATACCCGGTGGTAATTCAGGTGGAATTTGCGGGTCTTATGTTGGTTCCAATTTTGGTACAGTTACTATTACAGATTGTTATTCAACTGGTGCGATAGCAGGTAGTCATTCAGGTGGAATTTGCGGGTTTTATGTTGGTTCCAATTATGGTACAGTTACTATTACATATTGTTATTCGAGTGGTAGAAATCAACAAGATGGGGGTGGAATTTTAGCATCATATGCTGGTAGTGCTAATGGTAATGTTACTATTACAAACTGTTATTCAACTGGTGATTTAGTAAGTAAATTTAGCGGCGGAATTTGTGGACGGTTTGCTGGTAGTGCTAATGGTAATGTTACTATTACAAATTGTTATTCGACTGGATCGTTCGGACCTGGGGATAACGGTGGGATATGTGGATCTCATGGTGGTGATGATAGGGGTATAGTGACCATTACATACTGTTATTCGACTGGTACGAATTCAGGCGATCGAAGCGGTGGAATATGCGGTTCTAATTTTGGTACTAATCTTGGTATAGTTACCGTGTCAAACTGTTATTCGAGTGGTGAAAATAGTGGACATTATACTGGTGGAATTTGTGGGGGTAACTGCGGTTTTACGAGTGGTACAGTGACAATAACCAATTGTTATTCTACTGGAGCGATAAAAGGTGTAGAATCTGGTGGAATTTGTGGTTATAACACTGGTAATAATGGTACAGTGACCGTGTCAAACTGTTATTCTTTAGGTATGATTTCAGGTAGTCGTGCCGGTGGAATTTGTGGACGGTATGCTGGTATTAATGGCGGTACAGTGTCAATAACCAATTGTTATTCTGCTGGTGCTTTAACTACTCAAGGTCTAGGTATATTTGGACCAGATAAATCAATTGGAGCTACTGACCAACAATGTTATGTAGCAAACAACAATTGGAATGATACGGCAGCCGATGCCAGTTTGAATACTGTTACTATTCAACATATAGTCTCTAGTACACAAGAATTTATTCTTAATGAAGATACAATATATGTTGACTTCACCCAGTCAACAAAGAGAGACCCATATGTATTGTTTTGGCAAAACTACACTTTAACATTTAACACAGTTATTACTCAAGAAATGATAGATACATATTCTACCAACCCGGGATATTATAGCCTAGAACCGGATGATGTATTTGCGTTTAATACAAATATAGTAATAACAAATAATTTCTATTTCATATTCGATGGTCCAGATACCATGTTCGATGGACAAGGACATACTATCGATATATCAGGGGTCTCTGGTTTCAATGGCTTGTTTCGAAACGGTTCGAGCACTACAAGTGGAAAAAATGACATCACAATAAAAAATTTGGGGGTAACAATGAGCGGTTCAACGACCTTGGCATCCAATGCTGGATGGGTATGTCAATCATATTTTGGAACAGGTACGAGTAACAATAACATAGAAAACTGTTATTCTACTGGTGAAATGTCATCAGACGATGCCGGTGGAATTTGCGGATCTTATACTGGTGACAGCAATGGTACTGTGACAGTATCCAACTGTTATTCTTTGGGTTCGATTACAGCAATCCGGGCAGGTGGAATTTGTGGATCTTATGCGGGTGATAGCAATGGTACAGTAACAGTGTCCAACTGTTATTCTGTGGGTGCTTTAACTACTGAAGGTCAAGGCATATTTGGACCAGATAAATCAGGTGGGGCTACTTCTCCAAATAGCTATATAGCAAACGGATCATGGTCAGATGCGGCAGCCGATGCCGTTTTACTAAATGTACAATGGTTAGCCTCTATATCAGAAATAATCCAAGAAAATATCAAATATGTGGATTATAATTATAATTTTTCAAATGTCCCTT